GCAGATGTAACGGCAGACGACAGCGACAAAACGATCGCTGTAACGGCTTCCAAGGTTTGGCAATTATTGTCGATACAGGTGTCATTGGCGACGACGGCGGCTGTCGGAGATCGTCAGATGACGGTGGATGTAACTGATGCCTCGGACAATCTGCTCGCGAGGATGCGAGCGGGTGTGACCCAAGCGGCAAGTCTTACATATACCTATACATTCGGCGTTGGCTTGTCTGATCAGCCAGCGGTCTTGTCCTTACACCTGACCACGCCATTGCTGCCGCTGATTCTGCCTGCTGGTTACAAAATTCGTGTCTATGACTCGGCGGCAATTGCGGCGGCTGCTGACGACATGACGGTGCGCGTAACCGTTATGGAGCGTGCCGCATGATAGGCGCATTGCCATTGAGCCAAATCCGAGCGCCTGACAATGCCGTCCTGCACCTAACCGCCACAACGACGGGCGCAGGACAAACCGTAACGCTGCAACAAATCACGCATTCCGTTCCAACCGCCATCGACTGGGGGGACGGGAGCCGGGAGCAGGTCGCGGCGGGCCATGTAGCCGCGTTATCGCACGTCTACGCGGCGACGGGAGAATACGCCATCGTCGTGTACAAGGCCAGCGCCATCACGACGCTAGACCTGCGCGATGACAAGCTCGGCGGACTGAATACCCGCGACCTGCGCGGATGCCGCAGCATGGAAACATTCTATCTGAACGGATTGTCCAAAGCACAGACGGTCCATTCGGCAGATATGGTCGGCTGGGGACTGTCGTATCAGTTTTTCCTATACAATTGCCCGAGTGTAACGGGGCAATTGGACAGTGCCGACATGACCAGCTGGGGCCTGTCGTACCGGTTTTCCCTATACAACTGCTCGTTGATGACTGGCCAATTGGATTCGGCAGACATGACCGGCTGGGGACTGTCGTACCGGTTTTCCCTTTACAATTGCCCGTTGATGACTGGCCAATTGGATTCGGCAGACATGACCGGCTGGGGCCTGTCGCACTGGTTTTACCTATACAATTGCCCGAGTGTAACGGGGCAATTGGACAGTGCCGACATGGTCGGCTGGGGCCTGTCGTACCGGTTTCTCCTATACAATTGCCCGAGTGTAACGGGGCAATTGGACAGTGCCGACATGGTCGGCTGGGGACTGTCGTCCTGGTTTTCCCTATCCGATTGCCCGCTGATAACTGTCGCTTGCGCTAATTCGGCAGACATCGTTTGGACAGGGATAGAGGAGTTTACGGCCAACGATTGCAATATGACCCAGGCCAGCGCTGAGAACATCATCGCTGGATTCCTCGCGCTAAAAGCCACCATGACGGACGCGACGCCAGAGTTAGATCTTGGTGGCGCGGGCAACGCTACGCCAGGTGGCACCTATCAGGCGGTATGCCCGCCAACGACGGCGCTAGAAGAGGTCTATGATCTGGTCAATGGCAACTGCACACCAGCAGGGCCGGAATTTGCCAGCGTCGTTTGGAACGGCGGGAGTGCTCCATGAGGATAACAACAGATGAGCGCGGTAAGCGATACGCGATATTTGCTGACGGCGAGATCGTAACGTCGGGCGTCCTGCGAAGTGGCGACTATTTGGCGACGGGATTGACCGTCGTAACGGCGGAGGACGAGAACGCCTACGTCGGGGCTTTGGCCGAGCACGTGGCCGAACTGCCAGAGCTACCGAGCACAGGTTGGCTAGAGGCGGGCGCGGTCTACGCCTGGAACGACACGGCGGTAATGGTGAGGCAATCACACTGGCGCACGATCTATCCACCTGATGAGACGCTGAACCTGTTTGTGACGTATCGAGAGGACGCGGATAACCTGGAGTGGATACCAGCGGAGAAGGTGGCGGTTGGTATGCGGCGCATCTACGATGGCAAAATGTACGAATGCGTTCAGGCGCACGTGACCGACGCGGCATTTGTCCCTTCGGCGGCCCCTGCATTGTGGAAGGTGGTACAGACAAGCGAAGAGCCGCAGCCTTGGGTGCAGCCGACTGGGGCGCATGATGTGTACCACATAGGCGACAGGGTAACGCATAACGGCTCGACGTGGGAGTGCACCGCTGGCGATGCTTCTGGGGCGAATAGCTGGGAGCCGGGCGTCTATGGATGGACTAAACTATGAGCAAGTTTGACAGGTTCTGGATGGGAAACGGCGGATTGATCTTGGCGATGCTCTTGGCGCTGGCGCTGATCTGGTTCAGGCTGGGGGAATAGTACAAGACCGTGGAGGATAAATATGCCTAATTTGAGCTATCCACAAGGGTCAATGGCCGCACAGATGGGCGTGTGGGGCGTGGCGAATACGAGCAGAGGATCTAGGATTGCAGGCACAGATGGGCGTGTGTTCTACGTGCAGCCCAACTCAACGCTTGCGGTGGACAATGGCAATACGGGCGAAGATTCAGAATGCCCGTTCATCACGATAGCGGCTGCGCTTGCGCAATGCGTGAACAACCGAGGGGACACGATCCTCGTAGGGTCGAATGATGCCTGGCAGTACGGCGGAGGCTCCGCCTGGAACACGCCGATTACTGAGGATGTTACCGTGACCGTGGAAGGCGTGACGATTCTAGGGATTAGCCCAGACCCGCTCGGCGTCCCTTGGCAACCGGCGACTGATGGGGGCACGTGCTTGACGATTACTGCGCTCGGCGTGGAGGTTGGAGGTTTCTGCTTCCAAGACCCTGACTGGGGTGCGGCCAGAGGTATCTATTGCGAGTGGGACGGAACGGCCACCTTTGGAGAGAACGCACGCATTCACCACTGTTTCTTTGACGGCTCTCTGGACGAAGCGATTCAGCTAGAATATAGCTGGAATAATCTCATTGAGGATTGTCAGTTCCAAGAGACGGATTATGGCATCTATTCAGATCCGGGAGGGAGCGGCTTTTCCTACTGCATCATTAGGCGGTGCATCTTCCGCGATGTTGCCACAGGCGCGATCAGCGCGCTAGGCGGCTGTGACGAGAATCTGGTCAAGGATTGTCAAGTTTGGAACGCCAACGCCCAGGGCGCTGCGGCTGCGGCGAATGAGGGATTCAACTTTACAGGCGGAGACGATAACGTGGTAGAGAACTGCTCGTTTTCGTGCTTGCTCCCAGTGCCAGCTAACGGAGACTGGGACGACCTGAACACGGCTGGGGCGACAGACGCCTGGATCAACAACCACTGCATGGACGGCCTAGCCGTGACCAACCCGACGTGATGAGGAGATAAGATGAGCCAGGCACAAGTGGACAAATTGGTTCGGAAGGGTCTAGCACAAGACGTAGCTGAAGACCTGACAAATGCGGGATATGACACGCCTGCCAAGATTCAGGCCGCCTCCAACGTTGATTTGGAAGACGTAGTGGGCAGCGCGAAGCGGGCGACCCTGCGACAGACTCTCCCGTCTCGCAACTAAGGGGGGATTGATGCCGAATGATATTACGATTATGAGGACAGAAGAAGAGGATCGAGGGGCTCCCGTATCCTCACTCGCGGAGAACATTACCCGAGTCAAGGAGCAGTATGGAATCGGCTGGGCGACCTCGATGGGCGATGCCTTGGATGCGAGGAAGGCCGCGGAGCTACAAGAACAGTACAACGAATTGGCGTATTTGTTTATGGATGTAGCGGCTAACATCCTGTGGGCGACTGAGGAAGAGGTGCCTGCCAAGGGTCCAGCCATTATCAACGCCGCCCAAGAGCTGGCCACAATGATCGGCAATGTTCCTGTAGAGGAGGCAAAGATGGACGAAGAGCCTATGGAGATCAATGAGGCGAAAGTGGATGAGGCGGAATTGGAAGAAGTAGAAGAGGCCGAGGTAGCAGAGACGCGCAAGGTTGTACTGCAAGAGGCGCGACCAGCTACTATCGAGGAGCATGCCAATACCGGGGCTATCCTGGAAGCGCAGTCTGTGACAGAGGGAAATCGGCGTGGGCCGCTCAACATTCGCACGGCGCTCATTCGAGCAGGTGCGGGGAATAAGAGAGACCGACATTGGTATCCTCAAGAGACCATCGAGGCGTCGGCTGACCGATTTGTGGGTGCCAAGATGTATATGACAGAGCATGTCCAGGAAGAGAAGGGCGTTCGCTCTGAGGCATCCGTCATCCAATCGATTGAGGGCTATGATCCGGCTCACGGACTGATTGCCAATGTCGTAGCCTATGATCCCGACTTCTGTGAGAAGGTCCGGAACATGAAGGACGCCAGCATTATGAATATGCTCCAGTGTTCGCTTCATGCAGTCGGGTCGGTATCGACTGGCGAGATTGAGGGTGAGGAGTATGAGATTGTTCAGTCGATTGATGAGGTAGGCAGTGTCGATTGGGTCACCTGGGCTGGGGCAGGTGGCCATGCGGTCGAAGTGTCCGAGGTCAATGAATCGGCGGAACCTATGGTAGAACCTGTGGAAGAACCAATAGAGGAGCCATTTGACGGGGCGCCGATCATCGAAGAGCAGCACCTTCCACCGGCCATCAAGCGGACGCTGCTCAAGGCGAACTATGAGAACGAGACGGAGCTGAGGGAAGCGATTGGGCAGATGAAGGAAGACTTGGCTGCCCTCATTCCAGCAGCGAGAGACAATGGTGGGGGCGGGTCAGTTGTAACCGAGCCTGTAACAGAGGCTCAAGTGACGGAGCGGATTCTAGCGGCCAACCGGAAGCATCTGGGCGGCGGCACTAGGTAGGAGGAGATAACAATGGCTGAAGAGATCAGAAACGATTACGAGGTTTCTAGCGAGGGGGCAGTACGGCATTGGCCGGTGCCTTACGCCAGAATGACGGACGTGACGCCAACGCCGACCCAGCCTGCTCGACTGACTGGGATCACGGCGGGCTCTAACGTCTGTGGCACAGTGCTTTCCATTGACCCTTCGGACAGCATCGCGGTCGTGGACTTTACCTGCGGCATGGTCTACCTGCACGAGGTTCGGAACGTGCTGACCTATGCTGCGGCAGTAGAGGACACTTGGGGCGTCATCAATATCGGCCAACGGATTTACTATGATGGGTCGGCCACCATGCCTGCTGGCACGAAGCTGAGCCTATCGCCGCTGGACAATACGGGAGCGGCAAACGACTTGTATGGTACGGCGGTTTATAGCGGACGCGTGACCTACCCGCTCGGCACAGCTGGTGTGGCGTCTACTCAGGAAGTGCCCGTGATGCAACGCGGCGCTGGTGCATAGGAGGACAAAATGTATAGAACCATTCGATGGATTGAGGATGTCGCCATCGCTTCTCGGACGCCTCTCAACGAGGCTGCTGTAGATACGCATGTAGCGGCACTGAGAGACCTGTCCCGGGACTACCGGACTATGACCGGTGAGCAGTTTCAGGAGGCCATGACCACAGCGCATTTCCAATACTACTTTGCAGACGCGCTGAGCAAAGAGTTTCTGGCCGACTACCAGTACAAGATCGGATCGTGGCCTGCCTATGTCTATCTGGACAGGGCTCCCGACTTCCGAGACGTTGATCGGCTCCGCATGACCGAGCCCGGTACTCTCTATAAGAGGGGCGAGAAGGGTGAGGCTGAGACGGATTCGATTGTGGATAGTGTGATCTACTACGGTGTCGAAGAGTGGAGCCGTCAGATGGACTTCTCCTGGCGAACCTTGCTCAATGACGACCTGGCTAAGATTCAAGACACGCCGATGCGTATGGCGAGCGCTGCTGGACGATGGCTGAACAGCTATGTCTCGGCTCTCTATGACAACGCGACGACTCAGGCTACACTGGCCGCCCTCGGTGCGCCTTGGGCTGGTACCGGACGACTGACAGCCGCGAATCTGGCTATCGGTATCAATGCTATGATGCAGCGTACCGACGCTTTGGGGAACCCGATTGAGTGGAGCCGGCTTCACCTGGTGATTCCGCCCATTCTCCAGATCCAGGCTGCGTCGATCCTGCAAGACCTCATCAATTATGGCGGCGCAGGCGGGAATGTGCTGGGGCAGTTCCTGACCGGCAACGACGTTCACGTTGATCCTTACATCACGACCGCTGGTGCAAATGTGCCCTGGTATCTATTCGCTGATGTGAGCGAGGCGCGAGCGGTCACGCTGGTTCGCCTCCAGGGAGTCGATGGCCCTGCCGTGATGCAGAAGACGAGTGACATCAGCATTCTGACGGGCACCATGCCTGCCGCAATGCGAATGGGCTCCTTCGCTACCGGAGACATCGAGTTCATGGTCGAGGATATTGTAGGCGCGTGGGACGATGCCTCATACGTGGGCGTAACTGACTTCCGGGCAGTTTATTTTAGTTCGGGTACAACGCCCTAACAGCGGAGTCTTTGATGTGAGTGAGCGGTAGATAAGGGAGACAGATAATGGTTAGATCAGATCATGTGACTGTACAATTCAAGCCAGGCTCAAAAGAGATGGCAGCGTTCCTTGAGGCGGGGTATGGGATAAGTATTCAGAAGGCTCAGACCATCATTAAGGAACGCGAAGAGAACCCCGCCGCCTGGCCCTACGATGTCTACGAGAATGCGCTGGCGATGCTTGAGGCTTGGAAGGCCAAGCCTGAGGTAGTCAGCACTCGGAAGGCGTGGCGGGTGGGGAATAGGAGATAGCTATGAAGCAATATCCAGGGCCGATCATTCCGTCTCTGGCTCGAACGTGCCCATCACGATAGGAGGAGTTATGCTTTATCCGCAGAATGTGGCAGTGCCGCAGCTCGTTACAGACGGCCGGCACTTCATATGGGGTGTAGATAACACTGGGGCAGAGCCTCAGGTCACGAATTGCAACAGCAAGGCGTGGTTCGTGTCTCCCGCGACAGGCGCTGTAGGGGGCAATGGAGAGACCCCCTTGTCAGCCTTTTCCACCATGCAAGAAGCTGTGGATAATTCGCTGATGACCAGCTATGACGTGATCTACGTGCTAGACTCTCTGAGCGAAACCGTAGTAACGCCCGATTATACCGAGGCGCCCAGTTATATCTCGATAATCGGCGTAGGCCCATCGGGGTATTCACCTTCTTGGGAGAGCGGTGCGGCAGCCAGTCCTTGCCTGGATATGCGAGCTGTTGGATGGCGAGTGAGCGGATTCCGCTTTCTTGCTCCAACGACGGAAGCATGTATTCAGCTAAGGCACACCGATACGGGAGCCAACGACATTGCAATCCGGACGCAGATTTCAGACAACCTGTTTGACGGGTTGACGACCGGGCGCTACGGCATCGCTACGCATGGGTGCTATGACGTTTGGATCGTCAATAACGTATTCCAGTTGTTCCATAACGCAGTGGCGGGCGGAGCTATTGCCGTATGGCTACAGACGTCGCCGCTGGCTATCCCGTATCGTCAGCATATCAATGGCAATGTGTTCTGGGATAACGACAACCACGTGATATGCCCCATGAACGGGTCGGAGGTCGTGGGCAACCGATTCCAGCAGAACGGGTACGCCTATGCGGCTACCCAGGTGCTTCAGACGAGCGTCGGTGGCAATCCAGGCGATGATAACATCGTGACGGAAAACATCTTTGAGGGCGACTACAGCATTGCCGGAGGATTCACTGCAGGCGCGGCAGACTACTGGATGGGCAATCGCTCAGACGACGTTGCTGAGGCTGAGGTGACCGCTGACGGCTGGACAGTGGCACGGCCAGCGTAGAGGGGGGAACATGCCTAGTCAGCAAGAGAGTATCAAGAAGGCTCTCGCAAAGATCGACGAGATGAATACGATGATAGACCTGTCCGCCTTTGCCGCCTCTCTGGAAGATTCAGTGAGGAAGAATCGCAGAGTAGCTATGGCTATATACGGGCGGATGCAGGCTATTTCTGCTCAGGGGCGTCGATAGATGTCCTGCGACCTGCGCTATGCCGAGGCGTTCGATTACAGTCTAATATGGCAATGCGCGTCCATCATTTCTGGCATAGACACCGCTGGCGCTGGAACGACCTTGACGGATGCGACGGCTACCTTCTTGACGGGCGACCGGCTAGAGGTAGGAATGCCTCTGTATAACGCTACGGCTAACACGTACGGCAAGATCACGAGTGTCGCAGACACGACACTAGGCACGACGATCACTTGGACTCTGGGAGACTCTTACCAGATAGCCAGGGTCGAGGCGGATACGGTGGCAATGATCGAGTCCTATCTGCGCATAGCAGCGGGCGACATCAACGCTGCCAGGGAATCCGCAGCCGCTTGTGACTGTACGATTAGTCCGGCGATGGATATGTACATGCGCAAGCTCAACGTGATTGACGCGGCCATCTGGCACAATTGCCCTTGCGCCCGACCGAACCTGAGCGACACACAGAGGCAAGGGTATCTATTCTGGATCACCGAGCAGCTAGACAACATCAGGACAGGCGCGATGGAGCTTTGCTCAGGATATGGCGGATCTTCAGTGCCCGCAGTGGGCTTTGCTCAGATGGCATGGACGGATTGGAGAGCGGCAGAGATCATTGTTGACAGGCTGCTCAGAGAATCCTCATAATGGGTTGATGCAGAGCAGCGAGAAGCCGTCCAGTTGCGACGGCACCGGTGGTACCGAGGTTGGGCGAGGCGCCCTTGATTCTGGTCATGATCGGAGAGGGTACGCGCAAGTTCAAGGGGCCTATCACTGGAATCTGGTACAGGCGAACAGGTGACAGGTTATACGTTGATCTGCGAGACTGGGACGCTCTGGGAATGCGACAACGGTTCCTGAGATTGGAGATGGCAGATGGTTCTCCTGATGAAGGAGATCAAGATGAAGCGGTTCGAGGACAAGGACTTCAGGAGGGTTATTCGTAATGCCTCTCGACGTACTGGCCGAACCGTCATCCGCGAGGATTATGGAGCCATTCTCAAGAATTGGTCTGAGAAGAACAAGCCGGAGATCACGCTTCATACGCACGTCTGGGCAACCAAGGAGCCGTCGCCTTGGATCGAGATCGATGTAGAAGGCGAGATCTTCTCCTATGTCGAAGGGGGTACAAAGCCTCACGAGATTTGGGCGGGAGCCTATACCGGCAAGAGCAACAAGAAGGCGTTGGCCTTCCCGAGTATATTTTCACCGAAGACGAGGCCAGGCGTGATCGGCTCGACGAAGGGCAAGAGGGGTGGGGATACAGTATTTAGAATCTATGTGAACCATCCGGGAACTAAGCCGCGTCGTTTCGGTGTAGCGATAATGAAAAAGAGGATACCATGGTTCAAGAGACAGATCGAGGACGCGATGAGCGAGTACATACAGACGACAGGCCACGCCGCAAAGTGAAGAAGGTGGCTGTCAAAATAGTGGGCCGAGTCGAGGGTGCGGCGCTGATCCAATGGCCTGACGGAGAGGACTACAAGCGAGCATTCGTGCCGCCTGAGACCCTCCAGGAGGGACAGGTAGATGAGACAGTCCTTGAGGCGGCGATCCCTTATGGCGTTCCTTGGGAAGATTTCTTGGACATCAAGGCACTTACTCCCAAGCGGATCGCCAGGGAGATGCGACGCATAGGCATTTGGACAATCGACGACTTGCGAGCCAAGGGGCCTATTGCGAAGCAGGCAGTTTGGGGGGCCATTCAATTCGATCTCGGGGCGCTCATTCGAGCGGTAGAGGAGGAGGCATAACATGCCACGAACGAGTTTTGCAGAGGTGTTGGACAACGACATGGGGGCTATCTTCATTCAGCCTGACGGGCCGAACGGGGATACCTACTGGCTAGGCTGCCATGATATGGGAGATGACAGCGGCCAGTCGAGGGATACGACGAGAACATTCTGTCCTGACCCATCTGGGCGAGGCCGTCACCTGGTTGCCTTGCGCACACAGGGACAGCGAGCAGAGGGTACGTTTGACATCACCTTCCCAGTTGGGAAGACGGCTGACTGGCTGGAGGTTCTGGACCGGCGCAATTGTACTGTGCCCGTCTACGTCCAGCAGTCAGAATGCGGCGAGCGTAACGTATTTAACAACTATGACCGAGGAATCGTATATGAGGATACGCTGATCTCGGCAGGGACTAGGACCGGACTAGCATCACGTAACCCAGATGGCGCTCCGGCTGGCGAGTCGATGCGCACCTTCACGTTCACCTATATGACCGCGGTGGACTACTTCTCGTTGGTCGAGACACGATGGGCTCATGCTGCGACTACGGCGCTGTTGGGAGTCGCTACGGTTGGTCGAGACCGGTGCAGAGGCGCTTGCGGGCCTGCTCAAGAGGTTTGTGAGCATCTGATTTGTTCAGATACCTCGGCAGTGGCTCAGGAGACGATCATCTATTGGAGTACTGATTTTGGTCACACCTGGACAGCCTCAGCTGCAGACCCGTTTGCGGTCGCTGAGGATGCAGGCCCACTGGCCGCAGTACCGATTGATAAATCGACCATGCGAGCCTTCGCAGCCTGCTCTATAACCGTTGCTGGGACGCCTGCTCGAGTCGCCTATACAGATGATGAAGGCGCGAGCTGGACGCTCGTAAACGTCGGCTCGACGAATACTGAGTGGATCAACGATATTGCTGCCTGGAGTAATGAGGCGATTTGGGTCTGCACAGATACGGGCGCTGGCGCTGGTGGGAATGTATACTTCTCTGCTGATGCGGGCGCGACCTGGACGATTCAGCTAACTGGCGCGACGGACTCACTGAATGCGCTAGACGCTGCGAGCCGCTACCAGGTGCTAACCGTAGGAGATACGAACGAGATCCAATGGACGGCTGATGGTGGCGCTCACTGGTCGGTCATTACGGGACCTGCTGCACAAGCGGCTGCGGATGCGCTTTCCTGCGGGGTCTTGGACGAGCATAACTGGTGGGTAGGCTACGATGATGGTGAGGTTTGGTACACGCAGGATGGCGGCGACACCTGGGCCGAGCGGGATCTTCCACTGCCAGAGGGCGCGACGGCCATCACCGACATCAGGGACATCGCCGTAATCGACTCTTACTGTTTCTGGATTTGTGGTACCGCTACAGTTGGTGGTAACCCGTTCGGAGTGGTTGGTCGCACGATCAACGGCGGGCGGAACTGGGAGTATTGGCTGGCTCCTGCTACAGGAGCGGTCGTAGGCATGAATAGCATGATCGCCTGTGACTATAACCGCGCATTTGCAGTAGGCGATGTCGTCGCCGGTACTGGCCTGGTTATGGAAGTTGCTGAGATCGTCGGCTAAACAACCGAATAGATCCTCTAATATCCTCGATGCTTTCTCCTCTGGCGGCCCTTCCCGTCTCCCTGGGTAGCCGTCAGAGGAGGGCATAAATCCTCTAAGGGAGACCTCACATGCAATTTGAAACAGAACAAGGCGTAACCCTCGAACTCAAGGCGGTATCGCCCGCTTTGCTTGAGCGTATTGCTATCGAAGTAGAAAGACAATTCCGCGAACGGGGAGAACCTGTAGATGTTCCGACCTATTCTTTGCCCAATGCGCTAGGCGACGTGCAGCAATTTGTGCTGACCGAGGACGTTCTGCAGTCAGCAGACCCGGAGCAGACCGAGATGCGCAAGAGCCTCTGGGCCGCACACAAGGCCGCTCTCGTGGACCTAGCTCTTGCTCAAGAAGAGGCCAAACAGAAATACCTCCTGACCTATGGTATCTCATTTGACCTACCTGAAGATGACTCCTGGATTGAGCAGTTAGAAGGAGCGTTCATAGACGTACCCGATAAGACATCGGAGCGCCGGTGGATGTATCTCCTCTACTATGGCCTAACGCCTATCGAATTACAGCGAATCATGGTCGAGCTACAGGTAGCGTCCTATGGGAAGGCGGTTGATCCTGAAACGGTGGCCAGCTTTCGCAAGGGCGCTGAGAGTGCGGCAAGGGGCGTCGCAGAACAAAGACTTGGATCAGCTATACGCCTCTTCAATCGCTCGACTGGGCAAGAAGAAGCTAAGCAGTTGGCAGACGAGCTACAGGTTCAAGGAGCTGAAGACGGCGAAGGCGTGGGGCCTGACGCCAAATCAGTGGGATGACCTAGAGCCTGATGACAAGGCGCAGATGATCGCATTTGTAGACGTCGAATCTAAGATGGCCCTAGTGGACGCAGAGCAAAGGCTATAGCATGGCATATGAGAAGTTTGGTCTCCAAGCCATACTCGACCTGAGCCAGTATATCAAGGCTCAGAGCGAGTATGTCAAAAAGAACGAACAGATGGACGCAAGCAATCAGCAACTTGCCGCGGCCACAAAAAACCTATTCTCCACGGTGGGGAAGGTTCTCGGCGTGGCTGGAACGGCGTTATCTGCTGCTGGCGCTGGCATGGTCAAGCTCGCTCTGGACGCTAAAGAGATTCCTGTCATCGCGCAAACATTCGATAACCTGGGTGGGTCCATTGACGTGATGGTCGAGGCAACTCAGGGCATGGTGGGCAGTACCGAGTTGATGAAGACATTCAACCAGGCTGCCCAGCTTGTCGGCGTGGATTTCGCTCAGAAGCTCCCGGACGCAATGGGCTATCTAGGTAAGGTTTCCCGGGCTACGGGCGAGTCTATGGAGTATATGCTCAACGCGCTCGTCCTGGGTGTGGGCCGTCTCTCGCCTATGATCCTGGACAACTTGGGCGTCCAAGTGAACCTAACCGAGGCGAACGAAGCCTATGCTCAATCGCTAGGGAGAGAAGTCGATTCGCTGACGAAGGCCGAACAGCAGACCGCTCTGATGAATGTCGTAATGGAGAAGCTTGCCACCAATACTGCCTCGATGCCTGATGCGATGGGGTCTGTAGATCAGATTTGGGGCAGCTTCAAGAACACGCTCCAAGACGTGAAGGATAGTATCGGCGTCGCCCTCTTGCCAGCCCTCCAAGAGGTTATGAAGGTGCTTGCTGATTTGGCGGGGACCTATGGGCCACAGGTGATCGCCTGGGCTGAGGACTTTGGGCCTAAATTGCAGGCGGGAATTATCCCTGCTCTGGGTAAAATGCTAGAGCTTGGGGATGCCCTACTTTCTGTGGCTGATTTCCTAGGACAATTCGATCTGAAGGTGCTGGCGGTCACGGGCGTTCTGCTTACAATGACGCCTTCTATCGTAGGGGTAGTGTCTGCGATCTCTGGTGCTGGCGGTCTTATAGGTGCCCTTGGCGCGTTGACTACGGCAATGATGGCGAATCCGGTCATTCTAGTGGCAACGGCGATTGCTGCCGCCGGGTTAGCCATCGCAAAATCTGTAAAGCGCATCCGGGAAGAAGAGGCTCAGTTTATCCAACAGCAGGACGATATGTCGCGCAGCATTGCTAGTACATCGGAGTCCTATGCCGAGTACAAGGAACGAATGCTAGAGGCGTTACGTGTCTCTATGGACGTTGGAGAACACTATCCAGAGCAGTTGATTCTACAAGAGGCCGAGGCCAAGGGCCTGATGGTCTCCGAGCAGCACTGGTCATCCTACGCCCAGATTATAGAGGGCGAAGTGGGGCCAGCTCTTCAAGGGCTCAAAGACGGCATGATGGATACGCAGACGGCAATGGAGGCCCAGGTTGGTGCGGCCAGCGAGTTCTATCAAGGATTGGTAGACCATGCGCGGAAAGTGGAAGAGATAGACGGGATTCTGGCTGAGGCATTTGATAGTGATGAGTTCGCTGAGGCCCTGGAGGACATGCAGGACACCGCTGAGACACAGTTTGATGCCATGAATGAGAGCCTGGCGGACATTATGCAGGGAGCGCGTGACGCAGAGATCGACGCTCAGTTCAACTTCAACCTGGAGCGACAACAGGCAGAGCAGGCATTCCAGGCGGAATACAATGCGCTCATCGCGGCGGGTCGAGAGCAGGAAGCAGCTGACCTTGCCGCTAAGTTTGCAGATCAAGAGAGCAAGGCGTCCGCAGCCTATAGCGTCCAGGAGCAACTTCGTCAGAGGACGATTCTCAAGCAGCAGCTTGATCAGGCGCGAGCCTATGTTGAAGAGCTACAGAAACAGCGTCAGTTCCTCATAGATCGAATCATGAATCAGCTCGAAGGCTCTGAGAAGTTCATGGCGCTGAATCGTGCAGAGAAGGCGCTAATGCTCTCCGAGCTGGGCATCGATCTAGCGGAGCAGGAAAAGATCGAGCTACAGCACGGCATCAATCGCGTACAGATTGCCCATGATAGCGGCGTTGGCGTTCTGAATCAGATGGAGACAACTGCCGAGGCTGCGCTGAAGATTCTGAACTTCGAGCTAGACGCGGCAAGAGGAATCCGAGATCAGCTACAATCGGACTGGGACAATTTCAGTATCACCTTACCTGAGCTGAGTGGTGGAGACTATGGCGGGGGAGATACTGGGAAGGGATTCTCTGGGACGGCGGCCAAAACAAAGGCTGCGGCCAAGCCTCTTACCGCGACTCTCGATGAAGTTGCAAGAGACCTCGATTCAAGCATCAAGGCTGTTCAGGATGCGCTTGATGCCTTGCCTGACATAGAGGTAGACGAGGCGGCATATGCTGGACTAGAACGGATGGGCGAGTTCGTGAAGAGGGCCATGACCTCTATCTATGGCTGGTTCGACGATCCGCAATACAATCTGAAAGCCATGATCGACGATGTGAAGGATTACATTGCACCGCTTACCGAAGTATTCAGGCTATTAGACGTGGGCCTGAATAAGGCTGTGCCGGCCTCATCGGAATCATATGCGTCCGACGTTGACGCATACTTCGGGCAGGTCGAGTTCACAGGCCGGCACATCCTGGATTATCTGCGAACGATTGCGGATAATCCTGTCTGGACACAAGCACTGGAGGAGGCGGCTGCGATTGTCGATAATGTCGTTGAGGTCTTCAAGGTTCTGGGGATTACCCTCACTGAGGAAATGACCCAGCCCTATCGGGGAGAGGGAGCCTTTGAGGACTTGAGCATAGGCGGCATCAAGGAGAAGCTGGGTCAGATTGACATGGCGGGTAGGCAGATTCTGGACTACCTGCGGCAGATTGCAAGCAATCCCGTTTGGACGCAGGCTCTGGCTGAATCAGCGGCTATTGCTGATAACATTGTCAAAGTGTTCAAGGTGCTTGGGGTTACGCTGACTGAGCAAATGACCCAACCCTATAAAGGCGTAGGCGCTTTTGAGGACTTGAGTATTGGCGGGATCGACGAGAAGTTGGGACAGGTCGACATAGCCGGTCGGCAGATCATGGATTATCTGCGCACTATTGCCAGTAATCCGGTCTGGGTTCAGGCGCTCGACGAAGCCTCAGCTATCGCTGATAACGTGGTCAAGGTATTCAAGATTCTGGATATTGGGCTTACCAACCTAGAGCCGATAAAATCGTTTGATCGGCGAGGGCTTCAGGTAAAAATGGGCCAGATCGAGGTAGTTGGCGTCTACATCATGGATTACCTGCGCAAGATTGCGGATAATCCTGTCTGGACGCAGGCACTAGCCGAGGCTGCGGATGTGGCTGAGAATGTGACCAAAGTGTTCAAGGTCATTGAGCTTGAGTTCGCTGATCTAAAGCCGGTAGCCTCTCTGGATCGGAGAGGTCTTCAGGTGAAGATGGGCCAGGTTGAGTTAGTCGGTATCTATATCATGGACTATCTCAAGAAGATCAGCAGTAACCCTGTTTGGACGCAGGCACTGGCCGAGGCTGCTGGGATTGCCGATAACGTCACAAAAGTGTTCGCCGTGCTGGACATCAATCTTGCCGTGACATCTCCGGGCGTGGGCTTTATCACTAGATTGACGGGATTCTTCGAGGCGCTGAAACAGGGAGCGCCTATCGTTCGTGAGGGCATCAAGGCAGTCAAGGAAGAATGGGAAAAGGCAGGCGCGGACATCGAGGCGGACGCTGGTCTGACCGAAACGATCAAGAAGGTATTCTCTATCCTCGATCTTGCAGGCATGATAAACGACCTCCAGGTACAGACGCCGCTCAAGCCGGGACAGCATTACACCTCCTTCTCGAATGTGGTAGTAGAACTGTTCACGGATCTGGAGATGAACGCCGCCTACATTCAGGAGCATCTCAAGATCGTTGATGACCTGTTTACGAACGGCTTTGATTATAGCATCCAGGTCTCTGAGAATATCGCAGCCGTGTTCAGCAATATCGGCAACGCAATCTCAGCCGGTATGGAAATCATGAATATGAGCGATGAGGACAACATCTGGAACATCAACTTGCTACTGAACCGTATTGCGGACTTGGAGCTGGCCATCAATGCCATCAACAACCTGACGCCTATAGCGTCAGGGCTTGGGTCTATTGGAATTGAGGACGTTCCGGCTACAACCAAGACAGTAGGGACAGACGGCGTCTCTATCGTTCAAGAGGGCGTTATCAAGGCTCTTCAAGCGGAATCAGACAATCTCATGGGAGGCGCGGCCTGGGCAGATCAAATACGGACAGCGGTTAGATCCGCTTTCGAGGGAACGAGAATGGAGATGGAGCTGAACATCGTCCAGGATCAGGCAGAACGGCGTATGGTAACATTCCGGATTGGTCGGATTGAGCGGTCGCTACAGACGATCTCGATGCGCCTAGATACGGCGGGAGTGTAGCATGTATATCAAGTTTGACTCGGAGACAATCTGGGCGAACGACGGCTCATGGGAACACGCCTACATCGAATCAGAGATTGACCTGAACGGACGTCTGAATGCCATCGAGGAGCAGGGCGACCGTCAGATGAACCTTTACCGGGACAGCAAGGCGCTGAACAGAGAATACACGCTTGTGATGAGGCTAGGCGCGAGCCGAACCAAATCCATTCCTGAGCTGATGAACTGGTGGGAAGACCTGCACACGAAGAACGGAGGGGAGAGGACGGTCGAGCGCGTGATGACCTCTGGGCGAGTTCTTCAGTTGACGGCTGTTCCAGAGACACCACAGTGGAGCGAAGTAGGTATTCGTTATGCAACCGTGACACAGGTTTACACGGCAGCACTCCCGCTCTGGAAGGAATCGGCAGAGCAGAGCGATTCTGTGGCCTATACCGCAGCAGTGCCTACGACGATCGCCTTCGATAATCAAGGCACGGTTCCTACCTGGGTACGGCTCAACTTTGCCGGGGCGGTAACAGATCCAAAGGTCAGTTATTCTACAGAATGGGAGATCGAGTTCGACCTGGATATTCCGCTCAACGATGAGCTGGACGTAAATACGCGCACACCGGCCACTGTCTGGTATCGTCCCAACGTTGGGGCTGATTCCAAGGCGTATGGGTATCGCACAAGCGCAACGAGTTTCAGGAAGGCAAAGCTCCCTGTCGGAAGTGGGACGCTCGACATGGTAGCCGCAGCGGGGACAGGCGTATTGACGCTATACTGGTACAACTATTTTGAGGCGTTTATCTAATGCCATATGAATCTGGAATCTGGCGACCGCATAGATGGGAAGATTGGGAGTTAGAGCTGATTGACTCCTCACTAGATACAGTCGGCCTACTGGACGAAGCCGTAGGCTGGGCTGTCAAGTGGGGCATTTACGGATACGGTGATGGCTCGCTCTCTATTCATATCGAATCTACCGTTGCGGAGGACTTTCTTGCCGCGGGGAATTGGTACATTCGCTCTTTCCGAGATGGCGTTCAGATTCGCGACTTTATGCTGGCAAAGGATGACCGCGGCTATACTATCACTAGCCAGTATCTAGATGAGTATATTATGTTCAATCTGGTACCCTTGGACCAGATATTCCTGGGCAAGTTCGGCTATCCTGATGGCGGGACGGATAAGCTCACGACGCCGGCAGGTACGATAGACGATAACATAAAATGGATGGTCGATCATGTGTGTGGCCCGAACGCCTACGATGGGCCTGGCGCTAGTTCACGGGCCATTCCAGGCCTCACGATTGCTGCAGACACGAGTTCTCACCCAGTCTCTCAGGCCCTCGACCAAGGAAGCGGCGTTGACCTCTATCAGTTTTTACAGAAGTATGGCGTCAATTGGGATGTGGACTGGCGCGTCCGGCTAGAGAAGACGGGCGGCATCGCAAATCAGATGGTGTTCGAGACGTTCTATCCGTCGCGAGGCGTAGATAAGACGGAGGGAAACGGGGTCAGAGCGCCCATCATCATCAACGATGCCAGTGGTGAGATTACCGCTGCCAGGCGCTATCGCCCGGCAATTGGATTTGCCAACGTCGTATTCTCGAAAGACCTGCAAACCGAGGTCAAAGACGCTGCCAGCATCGCCCTTTATGGAAGGCATGAGATTCAGGCCCAGACAGATGATACAGACGCATTGGATATGTTGCTCAAGGCGCGAGCGCAGCGCATCGGATTCGAGTTCGACTTTGCAGAGTCAGAAATGATGTCGGTGGGACAGACCGAGGATTGGGAGTTTGAGCCAGGAGATGAGGTCACGATAGCCAGCCAATATCTCTCGATCCCGGCTGAGAATAGCGAGGTTCAGAGCATTCAGTTCACCCTGGATATCAATGGGGAAGAGACAATCGGACTAACGTTCGGGCGATATGAGAAGACGCTCTCCAATAACATTGAGGAATCGAGTGGAGGAGGTGGGCTGGCAAATGATGGAACGCCACCGAGCCCGGTCGAGCTGGCGTTATATGCTGAACTGACAAGGGTGCCATTTACCAATACCAATCCTTCTTATGTCACGTTCGAGAGCGCGGATCTATCTACAGTCATTACTGGCGATGTGCCCACGAATACGATTGACTTATCTGTTCCAGGCGCATTGCTTTGGGACCGCGACACGGCGGGAGACCCGTTCTTGTATCCCGCCAACGCCGGCGACGATGTCAAGGTCGGCGCAAACATCTGGCTCGATAGCAGCACGGCTTATGTGTACCTGCTGAGAGCGGTGGGCACAACGGAAACAGATGCGTGGATGCAATTTGGATCATACATAACGTACGACGCGCCATTAGGGCAACGGTTTTTTGTGGGCGGCGTCGAGCAAATGCGACTCGTGACAACAACGCTGCAGTCCAGGACGGGAGCGCTGAGGTTGGGCGACGCGACCTATCAGTGGAACGGCGCGTATTTCAACAACGACGTGCGGATTACCGCCGCTAATAAGGGCGTGATCCTAAACGACAACACGCTCGATTACGTGCTCAAGTCCGATGGGACGCGCTACATTGGCGCGGAGCTTTCCATGGACGACCTGAGCGACGGCCACGACGCGGTGACACTGAGCGCAACGCTCAACAGCAATCTTTTGTCGTTGACCGGCCAGGAGCTGGGTCTGGACACGCAAAGCGCCAACACGATTTTCGCGGGACCAACATCGGGCGGGGCGGCTGCGCCAACATTCCGAGCGATGGTGCTGGCGGACCTGGCAGACCACAAACACGCGATAAACGGGAATACGAATCCTGGGACTGCGTCGGGTACGACGAGCGACTGGACAGCGGGGTCTGAGGGCGATAGGGGGTGGATCGATGTATATGATACCGACCAGAGTACAAAAATAGGATACATCAAATCGACCAGTCATACGCACACCTTTTCCAGCTCGCACACACATGCGTTGGCGCTCAACACGGGCACACAAATAGCACCATAGGGAGGAACAATGCACGTCAAGCTCAACGTGTTCGAATCCGCGATATTGTTTCAGGCCGCGCAGATGGCGCAGTCGGGTCAATCATACGCCGAGGCCATGGCCTCTCGCGACCTGGCGCGGCGGCTCCAGGCCATTGCGCCGGAAGGAAGCACCAGGCTCGATCCGAGAGGAGAACGTAGCCTCAGCATTGACTTGAACGTCAACGAGTTGGCCCAGTTGCACTGGCACTTGGAGAACGGCCAGCACTGGTCATTCTCCAAGTGGACAGATCAGATCATGGCCGCATTCGGGGAGCTGATCGAGCGGATGGCGGGACTAATCAAGGACGCGCAGGCGAAGGACGCTTTTGACGCGCTACCAGAAGACGAAAAGCGAAAAGCATTGGCGCAAGCCAACAAGGAGCGAGATGGCTGAACAAATGGAGCAGATGACGGTGGACTATAGGAGCATGGGGTTTCTATCCGAGCGATTCCAGCAGATTGAAAACCAGTTGATGTCGATTTGCGGCCGAGACCTGGACGATGGTGACGGAAATATCCGTCACCAGGACGGCACCATCGACCGCATAGAGGAGCAAGTGCGACGGGCATATACCGCACAGTTGGAAGCGGCGGGGCAGGAGGTTCCTGATCCGCTGGCGGTATCCCTGCCTGGGTTGCGAGAACTGAATACCGCTGTCGAAATCTCCCTGGCGCGTATTCAGGCGCTGCGGGAGCAGTTGGACGGGCTGACTTTCACTGTACCGGTGAGGGTAGTGACTCAGGAAGAGTCGTCATGAAACTGAGACTCACGGCGGTGCTGGCGCTGATTGTGGCGATCCTTTGTGGGTGTCATCCCACGCCTGCGCCCAGGCCGACATATGTCCCGACTTCTTATCCGGGGTCTGTCGGAGTGCTGGCTGACTACGCCTATCCATTGATCTGTTTCGAGCCACCAGTGATTGACCAGTTCGAGTTTGGACGAGGAGGTGGGATCAGATACACGACAAATACGACGAATGGCTGCGGAACAGCGTGGGGAGTCATAGGAGAGGAGTACACTATATGGGCAGAGGCGGAAGGCTACGAGCCGGTGACGTATCCGTTTACCATGTCTCATGCGAAGGAGGTGATCCACGTCTCGTCGTTGGGAACGCCCACGACGCCGCCTACTCCTACAGAGACTACTCGGCCTACGAAGACAATTTCACCTATTCCTACGGATACCCAGACATCTGTGCCAACTGTTCCTATCGCTACGGCCACGCCGTGGGCAAGTTTGCCTGCCCGATACGCTGTTGCTATTGCCCGTGAAGCACAGGAACGGCTAGGTATTGACTGGCATACCGATAGGGACATATGGTTGAGCATGAGCGGTGGAGGCGATTCTGAATCCAAAGCCGCTCCGCTCAACTATGTGATGCAGATCGAGATTGACAGCGAGACGTTCTGCTGGACTGTGGGTACCAATGCAATCGTCTACATCTACGCTAGGGGGTGCGTATATGAGGAAAGTCTGTGGGCTTATATCCCGACACCAGTCCCGACCGCCACGCAGACTCTCAAACCTACATCCACACGTACAATTGCCCCCACCCGCACCTATACGCCGAGACCGACGGTTCCGCCAGCGACGGCCACGATAACGCCGACGCCTGGTCCGAATCAGACGCCTCTGCCGATCATCTATAAGATGTTCGACTATGGCACGGACTATCAGACAACGTATCCCGAATACGGGCCGATTGGCAGCGATCAGTGGATAGATACGTGCAGGACGAATCCCTCGCCAGGTATCTATAATTGGGACGCGATGGAGGCGAACCTTGCCAAAGAGGACGGGCTGATGGTCACGCTTTGGGACGGCTCAGAGGTGGCCAAGCCGGTTGTGTTCGCTGGCGTGATTGGGTATACCAGCGACATCCCAGGAGAGGACGGCCATGACTTTATCTACTGGGGCGCTCCTCATTGGCCAGCTCCATACGTGATGACCTACCTGGACAGAACAGCAGTGATTCCTCCCTACGACAACGCCCAGTGGCGAGAAATTCAGTACGACATCGCTAGGGCATTTGGAGCGAGGTACAACAACGACGACCGCGTAAAGGCAGTCGTCATCCCTACGGGCATAGATGGGGAGAGCCAGGCGACGAAGGACGCTGGCGCTTACGCCTGGAAGACAAAGGCTATGAATGAGCAGTATCCAGGACTGGAAAAGACATTTGAGGAGTTCGTGCTGGAATTGATGGGCGTCTACCGAGAGGCTTTGCCGAGCAAGACCATCTTTATCAATAACGCACCAAAAGAGTTACGAGAGGTAACGGCTAACGCGGCGGCGACCTATGATCCGCCCATCGGACTCAAGCATTCAGGGATGGTTGTTGATCTGGATAGCCATCAGGGATACGGCACCTTCTGGCCGGGCTCATGGGACATGGAGAGAGTTTACTCCAGGACGCTGCCCATTTGGGTAGAATCTCCAACAGGCTTGGGCAATGAGGAGAAGCGCTACTGGGCCTACCTAGCGGGGCTCCACTACTGGCCCGACGTGATCAGTGTTCATCCGGAATACCTAACCATCGAGAGCGAATGGACTCGCTGGGTAGGCCAGCATATCGGCGTATCTATTGAGGACACGCCTAGCATCTGGGCAGTGCTACGCGACCGAGAGTTCGAGAAGCAGAGTTGGGGGACAGGCGGCGTCTCAGGCTACATGGGTAACTGGACCCAGGGACTGCAGACGGAAGGCCCTGCAGAGCGGGTATGGCGAGACGAGCTACCAAGAGGTGGCGGCGGCGTTTATGGTAGACAGTGCCGAGACATCATCGAGGAACAGACGTTCCAGGCCGAGGCGCCCTTTGTGGTGCGCAGGGTAGAGGTCACAGTGTTCCCGGTCGGCCAGACGGTGACAGTCATCGCTGGAGGCGAGGCGTTTGGCCAGGAAGTGGGATCGACCGGCGACTGGGTAACGCTCGGGTTCGACGTACCTGATTGTACCGAGTTCTCAGTGATCGGCTCGCGCTATACGCACAAGGTCGAAGCGTTTCGTGAGCCGAGCGTGACGCCGAAGGAAAAGAAGACCTGGACGATGATGATCTACATGGCTGGCGACAACAATCTGGCCTACTACTTTGGCAGGGCTATCGGCTACCTGGAAATGCTGTTGCCACTGAATAACACGCATGTTATATTGTTTGTTGACGGGCCATACGAGGCGCTGGCCTACTATGTCGAGCCACAAAGCGACGGCCCGTATACCGACCTGGTGAACAGTTGGGACTTGGGCGAGGTCAATACCGGCGAAACGGCCACGCTCAGGGATTTCGTCGTTTGGGCCACGGCGCGGTATCCCAGCGAGTACACCTATCTGGCGGTTTCGGATCACGGTCGTGGCACGCATGGCATCGCCTATGATGATACGAGTTACAAGGATAATCTGAGCCCCAGCGAATTGCGGGCGGCGCTTACAGGCCAGCATATCGACGTATTGCACGCCGACGCCTGCCTGATGGCCATGCTGGAGAACGGCTACCAGGTCAGGGACGTGGCAGATTATTATGTCGCCTATGAGAACCTAGGCTGGAGTGTGTTCGCCTATGACGAATACGCCAAGATCGCGGACACGGGCGTGACGCCAAGAGAGTTGGCAATCGGCATCGCCGACGCCTATCACGCGCACGAAAAGCTCAAAGGCGATCCGCGCACCTCCTCAGCGGTTGACCTGTCGAAAATCGGACCAGTTATGGACAGATTGAACGATCTTGTCGATGTGTTGCGTAAAACCGATAGAGCGATGGTGCTGGCAGGCCGCAAATGGGCGCAGCGGTTCGATACGTTGGACTATTTCTACCTGACACCTGCGGATGAATACATCGACCTGGGCGACTTTGCGCTAGAGCTATTACGGAAAGCAGAGGATGAATCGCTCAAGACGGCGTGTCAGGCTCTGATCGCGGCAATAGACGATTATGTGTTGGTCTCACACGCAGTGGGCGGCATGATGTACGGGCCAGGCTATAGCGCCTATGTGGAGCTGCGAGACGCAAAGGGTGTGGCCATCTACTTCCCACAAACAAGCAGCGCACTAGAGTTTGACGAATACGTCGGTGGGACGCTGTTCACGTTCACTGAGGCGAGCCAGTGGGATGATTTTTTGGCCGAGTTCTACTTTAGCAGTGTAGAGGGCAGCAGGTTGGTGGTGATTGAGGATCGAGAGCCGCCGCCGATGTTGGAGACAGAATGAGCGATCAACTCCTTGGCCATATCAAGCTCTCTATTGTGCGAGATGAACGTGGGCAGATTGTCGTCAGCGATGATACGACGTTCTGCTTCGGCTTTGGCAGTGATGCCCAAGAAGCGCTTCGAGGCTGGGCGGAAGATTGTTACTTTCGACCAGCGAGCCAAGCGACTGATAACGACGCGAGCCCATTGCACAAGCTGGGGTTTAGTGAGCAAGATCGGATGACCATGGACTAGCGGAGAGACGAGGGGGAGAGGATGGACTTTGCACTGATTCAGCAACTGCTAGCAGGCGGAACCCCTGCGATTCTCCTGGTGGGGATAATCATAGTGGGGAGGCTATGGCTGAAAGACCGAGAGATTCACAAGAAAGAGCGTACGAAGGACAAGGAGGAGCAACTGGAGGCGTATCGACTGTTAGTCCAGGATATCCAGACCTGTCAGGCAGAGATATTGGAGAAAGTAGCAGCTGCGCTGGATAGAAACTCTACGGCATTCGAGCGACTTGGAAACGAAGAGCGCGCTGCCGAGAGGCAGGAGCGGATAATCGCCCTTCTCCAGGAACGGCCCAAATGAATATGTTGACGGCAATCCGCTTCGGATACGTTGTCCTGGGTATGATCGGCATTCCGCCAGCGGGAGTTCTCTTATCGGTTACGTTTGATACGATGAGACGATCTCGCAGGAAAGCGGAACGTCAAACTGCCAGCCTGTTCTTCGGGCTTGCACTCGCGTTGGCGATTCTGTTAGTTGGGAACTCTTCGGTTGCGCTATGGCTGATTATGATACGAGCGAGCGTAACGCTATGGCCGGCGCTAATCCAAATATTGAGCATGATCATCATAGACATTGGGCTAATAGCGATGTGTATAGTGAGCATTCGCATAAGCCAAGAGCGAAAGGGGAAGTAGCATGACATTCGAAGAATTGCTGATCGGATGGGGGCTCTCAGGAGCGGGAATCGGGATCGTGACGGCGTACCTATGGAAGAAAATGGAGGAAGCGTTCTATTGGGCAGCGCAACTTGAGATCACGCTCAAGCGCATAGCGGTGGCTGTCCTGGCCTTCGTCGTCGTCCAGGCGTTCTATTGGGCAGCCATTGGGATGCTGTTCATGCCTGCGCCTGCTACATGGCGAGAATGGCTCGTCGCCACGGTGGGCTATACGATAGCGGCCTTTGCTGGAAGTACGCTAGCGCATGGCAAGGTCGATAAAGGAGAGAACCCTGTAGAACGCTACCACCTGCGGGAAGCTCTCGACAGGCGGTAGGTTTGGCCGGGGCCTGCGACGCCTCGGGTTCCTCCGTGACCCCCCTCTCGCCATTGAGAGGGGGGTCTGCTATAAATTGCCTCTTGACATGTCGCTGAACCTATGTTATAATGTCCATAGAGTTGAGACACGAAAACAAGGGAGGCATGAAATGTCTAAAAGTAGAGCAATCAAGAGAGCGAATATCAAGGCGGAGATGACGGGCGACCAGTGGCTCGTTTACTGGGATCGTTCACTAGGCGGGTATTGCCTAGCGAGCAAGGACTGGTCTGAGAGCGCAGAGGGCCAGCGCAAGGTGAAGAAGGTCGCTTATATCGCAGGAGGGCTCGCATGAGCAAGGGCAAAGTGGCGAGTCTAATCCAGCAGGCAAAGAAGGGTGCGGCACTAGCCGCCTCCGATACTGAGAAGTGGGAGAGCTGGTTATCCTTCTATAGCCGGTTCCACCGTTACTCGTTCCAGAACCTGATGCTGATTATGCTCCAGAGCCCAGACGCTACCAGAGTCGCAGGATACCGAACCTGGCAATCTCTGGGCCGGCAGGTTCGCAAAGGAGAGCAGGGCCTATCCATTCTGGCTCCCTGCTTCTACAAAAAGAAGACGGATGACGAAAAAGAGCAAGTGGCCTATTACCGATCAGTCGCGGTATTCGACATCAGTCAGACAGACGGCGATGACCTGCCTGAGATAGCAGACGAGAGCCTGATCCAAGCGACAGAGGTTCCTGAGAAGTTGGCCGCACTGAAGGAGATTGCCGAGGCTGAGGGTTATACGGTGACCGAGCAAGTCACTGATACAGCATACCACCCTGGCGTGAGAGGCTGGGCAGATCATACGACGAAGGCCATTGTCCTAGATGAGACAGGTTCGACGGGAATGAGAATGAAGACGCTCATCCACGAGCTGGCTCATATGCGCCTCCACTCTGACGGGAATACCGAGCATGAGGCGAGAGAATTGGAAGCCGAGTCGGTGGCCTATGTGGTCTCCAACCTACTAGGCGTCGAGACTGAGGGATATTCTTTCGCCTACCTCGCCTTCTGGTCACATCAAGATGAGGATAAGCTGGAGCAGTTCTTCAAGACCTCGATGAGCCGGATTCAAGAAACTGCGGAGCAGATGGTCGCCGAGGTCGAGATGGCGCTATGTAGAACAAAAATAGAACACAGTATTACAGTTTTGTCATATTGATAAAACAGCCTTGACATATCGCTGAACCTGTGTTATAATGGATTCAGAGTTGAGAGACACACAGACAGAGGAGGACACGAAATGGCATGGGTAATCATTCGGAAGGCAACAATAGAGGACGGGGATCGGTTGGCAGCAGCAAAGGCGCGATTCGCCGAGCGGCACGACCTACAGGACGACCTGGACTGGGCTATTGCGATTGAGGACAACACAGCGCCCAGCGACGAACAGCGCCGATTGCGCGAGCTATGGCGGGCATGTACACGCCGCGCCTTGCGCGAACCAGCGGCGGATGGGATTGCCTGGGAGACAGTGGGTTATCACGTCGATTAGGAAGTAGGGGGCCGCAAGGCCCCCATTACACAAGCAAGGGAGGACACGATGAAGCAGGAAAAGTTGAACGTGGTATTGAAGGCGCATAAAGTCTGGCTAGAGACTGATGGACAGCAAGGCCGCAGAGCTGAACTGGGTTGGGCGGACCTGCGCGGGGTGGACCTGGGGGGGGCTGAACTGCGCGGGGCATACCTGGAGGGGGCTGAACTGGGCGGAGACAGAGACAGACACGATGAATTTCAGAGTTGAGACAGACGAGGGGGCCGCAAGGCCCCCACTATACAAGCAAGGCGGAGGAATAGATGGCAAAGGTCACAGGATTGGGAGCCGACTGGGAGCAGAGCATCAGTGATTCGCACGACGAAATAGATGCGCGATGGCGCGCCGAGAGCGGGTACGCTGATCTAGAAGATCGCAAGGAAGAGGTCGACTCCCTGATCGAAGAGGGCGAAGGCTTGCTGAGGGAGATGAGTCCGCTGGAGCTTATCGACCCAGCATACGTAGATGCGATGCTCCGCCTGGCGCAGATTGCAGAAGAATTGGATAACGAAGCGTTGTGGCTGGCGTGTGACGAGGATGCAGGTACCTCGAAAGACAATTTGATCGAGCTGTTCGGGCAGTGCTACGACAAGGTTGCCGATATTGAGTCCGAGATGGAAGAATTGCGCGGGTGGTAAGAATGGGTGGCACGGAATAGATATATCCCGGTACGGTTGACCGGTACGGCAAGATTGGGATATATCTAGATTCATACCACGTACCGTACCAGTTATAAGGAGTATGAGCGGTTCCAGGATGGGACGTATCATCGAGCGACCGGGCTGGTAGATGTATTCGTGACGGTAGCTGAGGCAGGTGAAGAGGCTGGGCTAGTCTATGAGGAGGCAATATGCAATTGCAGCAGGTAATGGATAAGCAGCTGGCCGCGAAGAAGGCCGTGAATGAAGAGGAACGGAAGGCTCGTCAGGCGCGAGAGCTGGTGGTGATTAGAGATGTATTTGAAAAGGTTCTACTCTGGACCAAGGAGACGGACGAGGGACGGGCGTTCGCTGAGGAGTATGAGCTGACGACAAAATCTGGCAATCCGGTGATTCGGTTCCGGCCTCACAGCGGTGACGGGCCTGATGTCGAGTTCCGGAATGCGCAGGTATCGCCGCCTGCTTTCTGGGCCGACGTTTGGCTAGTCGGGTGGATCTCTGAACACACAAAGCTGAATCCTAGCGATGAGAAGGAAGAGCTCCGGAAGCAGGCGAGCAGCTACACATTCGACCTGGCGATGTTTCTGGCGACGCGATCCGTTTGGATTGAGGAGGCTCGTGATACGCGGAGAAGCCTGCTCCAGCAGAACGCGGTCGCGATGATGAATGAGGCATTCCGTACACTTAAGGCTGAGGGCAAGTGGAGGGCCGCTGAGATTGAGTATTTGCAGCAGCAGTGGCTTGCCCTAGCAGAACCCGCTGAGGCCAAGACGATCCGCCAGTACACTCAACAGAAGATCGCGACGCTTCTCGTTCAAGAAGAATGGACCGAGAAGCGTGCTAGAATCGCCAAGGCATGTGAGGAGATCCAGGCGGCGGCATTCGAGGGCGGGCATCAGAAGCACCTGCTGAGGGTTCCCGGAATAGATCGGTGCTACCATGTGGATCAGGCGACCCAAGACGGCCCATGGTTCACTATCACTGGCGTCGATAAGGATGGCGAGATCGAGGGCCACTTGGTAACGATCAATGGGCCGTATGTAATAGAGTCCTCGTATCTCTATGAGCCGCAGGACTCGCCCTGGTTTACTGAGGTCGAGATCGAGGGTGAGACCTGCACAATCTATCGGGTTCCTGGGCTTGCCATTATATGATAATAATGTTATAATGCTATTATTGAAAGGAGGGAAGTATGAACAAAATTACTGACAAGCAGTTCGAGCGATTGGCGACCATCTCTCGTCTGTATAATCGAGACCCGCATCTGGCCGAACTAGCAACGACGATCGGCAGAAGCTGGAGCACCGTGAGATACTGGGCGATTACTGGGAAGATCCCATTCTATCGAGAGGGCAGATTTATGTACGTACCATTGGACAAGATACGAGATTGGAGGCAGCCAACATTCACCCACGGCGCGAAATTGCGACGGTCTGACGTAAAGACCATTAGAGCGAGAAAGCGCAAGGGCGAGACGTTGGAGGAGGTCTACCAGGATTACCTAGCCAAGGTCAGCGAGAGAGCTTTTCGGCGCGTGTGGCGAGGCGAGTCGTATCAAGACATAGCATAAAAAAGAGACGGAGGTGACCGGTCTCCGTCTACAGTTCAGATGGGCGGATAAGCCCTTCTTCATATTCATAATAGCACATCGTGAGCGCGATAGCAAGGAGCAACATGACAGGCTGGTTAGTGTCGAAGGATAAGCTATTTACACTGACTCCGGTCTCACTTACAATGAGAGAAGGCGTATCCTTTGAAGAGTGGGAAACAACGTTCCAGCAGGTGCGCCGGATTCAGAACGCCCTACCCTACTATGTGGGAGATCTCTTGAACTACGGCGAGGCGCACTATGGAGAGACCTACGCCCAGGCGGTTGAGGACACCGGATATAGTGTGCAGACATTGACGAATTATAAGAGCGTATGTTCCAAGGTCGCGCCAGAGCGGAGACGGGAAGGCCTCAATTGGACGCATCACGTCCTGGTAGCAAAGTTCGAGCCAGAGGAACAGGAGTGTTGGCTAGATCGTGCTGAGGTCAATCAGTGGGACACCGGCGAGCTGAGGGTAGCTATCAGGTCCCTAGAGCAGATCGAGGCACCAAAGGCAGAAGCAAAGCCCATAGAAGTCGTAGAGGTAGAGCCCATCATCGAACCTGTCGTAGAAGTAGCTGGCGCGTTCCCGTCTAGTTATCCTCCGTTACCCTGGGCGCGGGAGTTTACGCTGACCCTATCAACGAGTGAGGTAGGGATTTTGTGGACGTTCTTTGCCCGTCGTGAGGAGGAGATGGCGCCTAGCGAGCAGGCAGTCTTCGAGAAGATCGAGACACTGTGGCTCTCAATATAGAACAAACGTTCGCATCGCGTGCGATAGGATGATGAAGAGGGCCAGGAATCTACATCGGGACGGAGATTGCTGAGATGAGGATTGAGATACTCGAAAAGGAGGTGTGTTATGTAACCGGGCCTAAAGAGCCTACGAGCGAAGCGGAGCGGATTCTATTGTGTCCAATTATGTGCCCAAAAGCTGCACGACGTGGGACTCGTCACACAGCCCGCGTCGTTTGATCCGAGAAAAGGGTTTACATTTAGCCACACATGTGGTATAATGTGGGTGTGAGCAGATCACAGCCTTTAAGATGGTAACTTGAGGGATAGAAAAACTAGGCAACACTACCAGCAAGAGCCCTTGATTTCTCTAGGGCGGCAGAGACGGATCTATGTCTAACCAACATAGAAATGCTGGTATGTGCCGCCGGGTCGCCGCCCTAGAGAAGCAAAGGGCTTTTTATATTTTCGTGGCTATGACTTGCCTGAGAGCGTGTTCGACGAAGAGGTAGAAATATGATGAGCGTGCCATTAAAGGAGCATAGCCATGCCGCGAGAGGACAGTTTGCCAGCAGTATTCAACGCCTATCTTGGTAAGGTCTCCTATATTCAGCGCGAGAGCGACACGACCTGGACGTCAAGCTGTCCTCAGTGTGGTGGTGACGTTCACCCAGGCGGCGAATGGCCAGACCGTTGTGTGTGGTTCGCTGATAGCAAGCCTCTCGGCTATTGTCGAAGGTGTGGTGGCGTCTTCTGGTCCGATGCGGATGGCTATGAGCCAGACCCGGAAGCGCTGGAAAAGTGGCGGCAGCGTCAAGAGAAGCGCGAGCAGGAGCGCAAACGATCCGCCGAGAGAGCCCTAGAGCATCTACGGCGAGACCGATTCTGGGAGCGATACCACGATCAGATGGGCGACGTAGGTGAACGATACTGGGAGCAGCGCGGTATACCAAAAACGTATCGTATGTGGTGGCAACTAGGCTATGACCCGGATCATAGGTTCTTTGTGCGTGGCGAGCCGTGGCACACAGCGACGGCGACTATCCCGATCATGGGCAAGGATTGGGCGCCGCTGAATATAAAGCATCGGCTGATAAAGGTGCCCCCAAATGGCGGAAAGTATCGTTACGAGTTAGCTGGTCAAGGCCAAGGGCTGTTCCGGTGCAATCCTGATCTGGACCTATCTGAGCATGTGATAGCCGTTGAGGGAGAGGTCAAGGCCATGGTGGTGATGGTAACGCTGGACAATGCAAACGCCAAAGTGGTAGGACTGCCAGGCACCAATCCGAGCGATGACGTGATTACGGAGCTGGCCCAGGCGGATAGCGTAACGCTGATTATGGACCCTGGCGCAAGGCGCGAGACCTGGCGGATGACGGGCAAGCTGGGCCGCCAGCGGTGCAGAGTGCTGATACCAAGCATGAAGATAGACGACGGGATTATGGCCTCTGGGATGAGCAAGCGCGATCTGGAGACCATGATCAGAACAGCGGTACCCGCAGGTTGACATTTAGAGATATCTATGATAAAATGTTTTTGCTGTAAGGTATGAAAGCAGAGGTATAATAACATGGCAATTAGCCCAGGCCCGGCGGAAGACATCGCCTCTGCGATTATCTTACAGCACCGCCGGACCTGGGCTTTGCATTTACTGGAGCCGGAACACATGAAGCGACTTAGGGCCTACAAAAAGTGCGCCCCACGTACGCGTGGGATGATTGGAGATCCGAGATGAGTGAGCAAGAGCAAGAGTATAGCGTTGAGGATATAGTCATTCCTGACGATACAAAGGGCACCACATCTGGGATCATCCGGGTAGAGCATAACCGCAAGAATCCCTATACCATGATAAGCCAAGCCGTGTTGGAAGATGCCGAGTTATCCTGGGAAGCTCGCGGGATGCTGGGCTACCTTCTGAGCAAGCCCAATGATTGGACAGTACGATTCACTGACTTAGTGAGACAGTCGCCTGCTGGAGCAACCAAGACAAGGCGCATCTTTAAGGAGATCGAGGCGGCTGGGCATATCGTTAGAACGAGGACATCTAGGAAGGGCCGGTTCATCTGGACGACAACGGTCTATGAGGTTCCCATTACCAGGAAGACCATATATAGAAAACCTATAGATGGTAAATCCATAGATAGTAAATCCATTGATGGAAAACCTGAACATATAATAAGTACTGATTTACTAAGTACTGACTTACCGAGTGTGTCTGTGAGTACCCAGACACACAGCAATACTTCGTCAGCGAGTACGCTGACACGGGCCGAGCCCGCTCCGGCCTCTCCCAAGGCTCCGTCCAAGCGAGCGCAGCAGAACGCGATCAGGAAGGCGGTGGGTGAGCATTTCCAAGAGGTAACACATTTGAAGCCACCCGCTACGAATGCCAAGGCATTAGGGAGACTCTGGTGGTCACCGATTAGGGAGATTTGCGTAATGGCCGAATGGGACGTAAACAGAGCCAAGCAACTTATATCATCTGCGGTGATCAAGCTGGAAGGAATGACGATAAGCGATCCGAACAGTATCTTGAAGACGTGTCGAGCATTGGCGGCTGTGGGATTTAGCCAAACAGGGAGGGCTCAACAATGGTAATGCGTCCAAAGATGGCTTATGCGCCGCAAGAGGTCGGGGCGTTGGCGCTGGCGGAGATTGAGCGATGTATACAACAGGCCAGTCTGGGCATCATCACGCCGTGGCCGCACTGCAACAAGAAGATCAAGCCCTTGAGGCCCGGCAAGCTGGCGGTGATCCAGGCATACACGAGCAACTATAAGACGGGACTGATGACCTTTTGGGCGCGGTGGCTGGCCGAGAAGTTGAGAGACGCCAGCAAGGGCGGGGAGATTGTGGTATTTGTATCGTGGGAGGATACGGTAGAGGATATGGGCATCTATGATCTAGCCAATGCCGCCAAGATCGAGATGGACGCCATTACCGCCGGGACGATCAGTGAGCAGGATATGGAGCGGCTAAAGGCGGCGTCATTTACACGTGGGGCTCTGCCATTGTGGATCGTAGGCAACAGCTCGGCCAGACCGAGAGAGACAAAGCGATTGACCATGACCGAGACGGAGGACGTGCTGACCTGGGTGGCTGATAAAATGGGCGTGACGATCCGGGCGATATTTCTGGACTATGTGCAGAAGATCATGCCCGAGGGCAAGGGGAGCTGGGGCCGCGATGGACGCAGGACAGACGTGATGGAGAACACATTTCGAGCAGAGCAGCTAGGCGGGGCATTAGGCGCGCCGATCATCATGGGAGCGCAGTCTGGGCGGACCAGTAATGAGTCAAAATGGAAAGTGCCGCAACCTTGGCACGCTCAAGAGACAAGCGCCTTGGAGCAATTCGCCACCTTGATGCTGTCGCTATGGATTCCGCACAAGACAGAGGGATTATCAGACCCAGTGAATCAAGCAACCTGGCTCTCTACGCCAGCGGGGACACGGCTTGAGGTCACGGAAAATCTGATGATTATGGCGCTATTGAAACAAAAGAGAGGGCCAGCGGGCGGCTTCTGGCCTATGCACATCGACTATGAGGCTAACGAGATATGGCCGATACAGGAGTGGTAGAGAAGAAGGTACATCCCGACGTAGAATTGGAGGATAAAATGCAACCAGGGAGAGAGATGGATGCGCTCATTGCAGAGCATGTGATGGGCTGGAAGTTTATTCCGTGGAACGGCGGCAAGACGAATTGCCCTCATTGTGGCCGGACGTATCAGGGATATTGTAACTATTATGATCCGATGGTCTACTGCGATAGAGATTGCCACTACTCAACCGACGATGATGCGGCTTGGAATGTTGTGAAGGCGATGTGGGCGAAGGGGTATGAAATCAATCTGTCTCATGACAATGGGCAGATTGATTGTGACTTTCGGACGGGGGGATGCGAGTGGGACTGGGCAAGCGTCCCTTCTTTTCCTCACGCCGTCTGCATGGCGACGCTGCGGGCGATGGGGGTGGTATTATGAATAGGTTTGCTGTGTTTACATTTTGTGCCGCTTGCGGGAAAGCCAGACTCGTCTATGTAGATGATGGCGATATAGACGAACTGATTGAGCTGGGCGCGGCCACACGAAACGAGCTTCATCGACGCGGGTGGGTAGGCGCAGATGATGCGTTGGTCTGCCCAGCCTGCTCCAAAGAGACAGGAGAGGACGATGAGTGACCTAGATCGGCTGGTGGCGGCCAAGCGCGACCTCAAAGAGACGGATGCGTACAAGGAACAGCAATTGGCAAAGGAGCAGGTGAAACTGTACGGCGAAGAGCTGGAGGAGATGTTGGACGAGACGGTGCAACTGGTGCAGTACCGGTTGCTCGATCTGACGCCGGCCGGCGATACGGTGAGCCTGGTGGATCGCGAGACGGGCGAGGTGTTGGGGGCGGCGGCGCGATGACGCCACGATACGACGCGCGCACCGACGCGAATCAGGCCGAGATCGTCGACGTCTGGTCGCGCTGCGGGTTCTGGGTGTTGGACCTGAGCAAGGCGGCGGCGACGTTCTCGTTTGTTCGTCGGGAGAAACGGGTGCACGGCGGGATCAGCGATCTGCTGGTGTGGATGGGGCCGGTGGGCGCGTTCGTTGAGGTCAAGGCCGAGGGGGGACGGATCGAGGGATCGGAAGAGGCGTTTCTGAGCGAATGCGCTGAACATGGGGTGCATGGGTTCATCGAGTTTACCCTGGAGGATGCGCTCAGGGACGCGCTGTGGCTGAGGAACGTGGCGATCGCGGCGCAGCGGGGGATCAGGGGAAGATGATCTGCGTCTACCGCGTGGCGTGGCATTCTCCATACACCGAGCCGCCAGCGGGCTGGCCGCGTGTCCTGGCCGAGAGCCTGGTGCCAGACTGGCACAGCAGCGACAAGCGGTATCCAGACGATCTTGAGCAGCTCAGTCGGTCGCGCTGGGGCTATACGATCTATACATCGCTCTATGATGACAACGGGCCAGATGCGAGGAAGAGCTGGTCACGCGAGCGGAAAGCAAAGGCCAGAAAGCAGAGGCTCGAAAAGCGGCTGGAAAAACAATGCCCGATGTTTTGGCAACAGATGTACCAGGAGGAGTTGTCCAAACGGCCTCTCTACTATGCGGCGCGTGACCCGAACTTTGACATCAGCGCCGAGGCGTGGGCGGCAAAACACGGGATTGAGGGATTCGAGAGCGATCCAGGGGCACCTTACAGAGAGGCGGCCAGACGGCTGAAGGGAGCGTGATGTTGCGGTGGTTGAGGCGTTTGTTTTGCCGGCACGTGTGGGCGAGTGGGCCGGCGGGTTGGTGCGCGTCGCTGGGGGCGTGGGTGATCGAGGATGTGTGCGGGCGATGTGGGAAGGTGCGGAGGAAGGTGAGGCTGTGAGCAGCGGCCAATCGCGCTAAGGGGTGCGCAGAAAAGATGAACCAGGGCCTTCGGCTGTTGTATATCATTCGTTTATGCAGAGAGCGTGGATTTTTGGCGAGGGAGCTCGCCGCGCGGTGTGGGGTATCGCACAGAACGATTAACCGCGATATTGCTGCACTGCAAGGGAGCCCGTTGTTTGTTCCGTTTACGCGAGAGGAGGATCGATGGCGGATTACACGCGAATGGAAACCGTAGCAGACTTGTTGGTCAAGGGCCTCGGTCTGGGGCCATTAGAGGAGCGACCGATAGATGCGCCAGAAGGGGCGCGCTCTTGTATTAGCGGGCAGTCGCTATCATACGGGTATCACGCGGCTGACTTTGCGACCAAATCCACATCAGACCCTCTCACGCAGTTTCACGGGAACCCGGGCGGGTGGATTAGCGAAAACGAGGGTATCTGTTTTCGCAATAACAACCCGCGTGAGGGGATGCCAACGTCACGGCAATGTCTGGTTTTCGCGGACGGGACATATTATTACCCGCTGATCAGCCGCGAATCGGCGGCGAAACAAGCCAGGCCGTGCTGGTCCGACCTCGTGCGCGAGATTTGGCCTGCTCGGGCGGGGCAAACGATGGCGATGTTGTTGACAACGGATCCGAAAAAGCGGCTCTGGCCGATGGCGACCACGGGGCCGCTGGGAAGCAGGACGCCCGTGTATTTGTACGCCAACGGCGCGGCGCAAACGGTGTATTGCGATTGGCCGTCGCTATTGATTTGGTTGCAGGCGATTGAGATCATTTACGAGATGGGGTTTACAAAGAGAGCGATTTCGGAGAGCCTGATGAGCGACTACCGAATCGCAACGGAGGTGGGGCTGGCGGAAACGCGGAGGCTAGATGATTCGTTGGTGTCGGGACGGCAATTGCCGTGGTTTGATGTAGCGCTGCTGATTGCGCAGCGAAAGGGAGAATGATCATGAGTGACGTATTACGTGTAGAGGCGAGGCGCGCGAGATACAGCTTGCTGTTGACGTTTCAGCAACCGGTCAGCCACCACGACCCAGCGACGGCGGACGGGTCGAATCAATCGCTGTTCAATCGGCAGGGGCAGATCATACGCAGCGAGGGCAGTAAAGCCACTGCGAGCAGTGATCAAATGGCGGTCATTGCCCAGGCGCATCTTGTCCCTGCTGATTTGGTGGGGATATTTGAGGACATGCCGTTCCCGGAGTTTGTGGCAGTCGCGCTAACACGATTGTTCATCGAGATGCACGGCGGCCAGGACGGCGAGGGGCTGTTCTCAGGGATGGAGCGCTATCGCTACCTGGAGACGAGGATGCGCACGGCGGCGATTCCCAGCCAGACGCTACGCGCCTACTGGAGCCGGTTGTGCAAACTACTCAACGTGGGGTTGCATAGCGGGAAGCACGACCTGGAGCTGCTCGATTTGCTGTCCGTGCCTAGCGGAACGCAGATGGCTGCCTTGCGTGTTTTGATTTCGCAATCGCATAGCGTGATCCCTATTGCGCGGCGATGGGCAGAGATTCGAAAGCTAGCCAGCGAAGAGTACGCTCAGGCGGTGGGAAAGATGGCGCTTGTGACGCCAATGCACGAAATGGAGTTTGGGGCGAACGATGACCCTAGCGATTGCTCTGCCAGGGTGATCGAGGTGCCGGCGATCAGCAGCAACGCAATTCGCCATTCATTGGTGCGAGAGCCCGGATGGATGCACATGGTGGATCGACTGGGTTTGTTGGCGGCCAAGCCAGGCGAGGGGGAATTGCCGGCAATGGTAGAGGCGCTGTTTGTCAATGGCGGCAATTTGGAGGGAGCAGCCCCGTCTAATGCGTTCGCGTTGGCCGCCGAGATCAAGGATCGATACCCGCTGCTCGATCTGCTGGGCGGGTGTGTAGGCTCGTTCTTTCTGCAAGACAGCCGGTTGCAGGTGAGCGCCTGGCTGGTATGCGCTGAGAACGCCACCGCTTTGCCAGACGGATTGGCGCTGGCGGGGGTGAGCGCGTTTGACCAGCTAGACGACGTGACCCTGACGCGCAGAGCGACGGAGCAGGGTCTGGGGCAGATGATTACGGGATTTGAGGCGCTCAAAACAGGAGCGCAGGTATATGTCGAACTGGACGTGTTGCCCCAAACGCACGCGAGAACGCATGGGGCGCTACTGGCTGCGACCCAATACGCGCTAGAGCAGTTGCCTACATTAGGCGGCCAGGGCGCTAGAGGGTATGGTCGATACGAGGCGCTGTGGATGACGCGCCACGTGGAGGCCAAGGCGTTCGAGACCGAATATGAGAGCTATTTGGATGCCAACCGCGACGAGCTGGTTGCGGGATTGGTGGACGGGACGTTGGGTACGGGCAAGCTGAGGTTCTGATGGATAGATGGCATGTCAAGCCGGGAAAGACGTGGCGCATTCGCGGGCGCGGGCGTCATCTCTTGATTTGCGGCGATTGCGTCGAGGCGATGGCGAGTGGGGTGATTCCCACTCGCCCATCTGCGCTGGTGTATGATCCGCCGTGGCACATTCCGCAGGGGCTGGACGCGAGCGGCCATGCGTCGGTGCTGGCATTTACCAATCCACAGTACATGTACCGAACGATTGAGCGATTCGGCGCGCCTACATGGCTGTTCGTGTGGGACTGTATGAGTGGCCACTATGCTGAGGGCCGTCCACTGATGCAGGTCAAGTTGGCGCTGTGGTATGGCGATGTGTTGCAGTTTAATCCCATAGGCGCTTTTTATGGCAAAGAGGGGAGCGATTTTGCGGGGGTAGCGGATCGGCGCTATGCGGAGCGAGAGTTGCGTGGCACAAAGGCACGCGGCAATCGTCTTGCGGAGATTTATCGCGAGTCGATCTCGGCATTGCACAAGAGGGGGGCGCATCGCCATGAGAAGCCATTGGACTGGATTCGGCTGTTGATTGGCGACTGCTTTGCGCCGGAGCTGATCGTCGTTGACCCGTTTGCAGGGAGCGGTACCACGCTGGCGGCCTGCGACCAACTGGGAAGATCGTGCATTGGGATCGAGAAAGAGCCACGCTATGTGGCGCATATATTGGATCGTATGACGCGGATGGGCGCAGAAGTGGAGACGCTGTGATTGTATTACCAGGATTCTACAAACGGTGGCAGGAATACGAGGCGATGGAAAAGCAGCCGCTAAAGATCACGCTGAAATTGCGACAGGGCGCGCAGATAGCGGGATATGACCCGCTGTTATTGGACGGCGTGCTGGCCTGGTGCATGGTACATGAATTAACGCTGGGGCAAGGCGTCCCCCAGAGCGAGGAAGGATATTTATTGCCTACGCCGTTACAGTGTTTGTGGAGAGACGCGGAAGGGTTCCCTCTGTGGGCCACAACCCCAGCGCATCCAGAAGGCGCGAGCACCAAGGATGTCAGTTATCGTCACAAGAAGCATCCGTCGGGCAGATTTGTCAAAGGGCGGAAAGGGAGATTCAATATCTCGCCATCTGATGGGCGATTCATGGAGCGGCGCGTGCCCGTTCCCACAGAGATCGCGGATCGGTGGACAATTCGATGTGTGGGGAATGCGATTGAAGTTGGGCGGCTATTGGAGTATCTGCGGGCGGTGGGCAAAGAGCGGGCGAGAGGGTTTGGGGCGGTGGATCACTGGCTGATCGAGCCGGATGAGCGGGAATGGCGATTGGTTGAGAACTTCGCCCTGGCGCGCACAATCCCAGAGGGCTGCGTGGCCTCGTTATTGAACGCAGACCAGCCCCAGGGGTATCCGTCTCTCGTGGGATGGACGCCGCCCTATTGGCTGCCTGGGCTGTTCGCGCCTGGATGGAGAGTGGGAACGCAGGTTGAGGTGGATTGGTATGAGGCGGTTTGACGATGACATACTGGACACGCGAACGACTCGATCTGCGGTATGAGGCGTGGCGGCTGCATTATGAAGAGGGGCTTTCGTATGTGGAGATCGGTGAAAGGCAGGGTCGTAGTCGGTCGGCGGCATCGAAGGACGGGCGCGCCTATGCCCTCGCCCACATGAGTCGGGAGGATCGAGAGGCGTTCGAGGCGTTCGACTATCGGCGTCGCAGCGACCGAAAGAAGGAGGGCTTACTGCGCAATTCAAGGGTGGACCCGGCGTTGCGATGCGAGCGGTGCGGGATACCTCGGGACAATGGCCGATTCCCAGAATCTAAGAATGTACATCCTGAGGTACTTTGCGACTATTGCGCCTATGAGCTAACCAAGGGCGAGCGGCACACTGACGGCGAGTTGAGCCAAGAGCGCCTGGTTCATCTTGGCTATGAAATTGCCTCTTGACATATCGTTGAACATATGTTATAATGTCCATAGAGTCAAATGAATCAAACAGGGAGGACGGAAATGAGATCAGCAGCAGAGTTCAAGGTTCTTAGTTCAGAGGCAGCAGAGCGAAGAGAGGTTGAGGCGTCGTCAACGGCCTATGCAGCGGCCTGGTTCGGGGCTCGTTTCGAGGCCGACGTGACGAGAGTGAAAAATCGTCTGGCCGCGATGATCGAGGAGATAGATCGGGACATGGAGCGTGAGGAGAATCCAATCGATGTAGCGGCAAACATCGCCCATATCATTACGTGGGGCGTCTCGAATATGGATCTGCACGTTCTCATCAGGGACGCCAGTGCCTACAAGCAGGCAATGGATGAGGTCAAATGAAGCGATTCAAGGTCGAGTATTACACCGTTGAGGATGGCAAGACGCCAAAACGCGAAGAGGAGGTAGAGGCCGAGAATATGCGTGAGGCAGTGGATAAGCTCCAAGGAGCGGCGAATCAGAGAATCTATGTGACAGAGATCACCAAGGGAGACTAGAATGGAAGATCAGTTGATGGTTCGAGATGAGTTGATGACGATGGCGAACGTGGAGCGTCGACTGGGCATGATTGCCCAGTTCTATGAGAAGGCGATGATGGAGGGCGTGGATTACATGACGATCCCAGGCACGTCTGGCAAGCCCTCTCTGCTCCAGAGCGGAGCGCAGAAGTTGGCGATGCTGTTCCGGCTAGGCGTCGAGATTGAGATCGAAGAGAAGGTGGAGGATTGGACAGGCAAGGATCATGACGGTGAGAGCTTCTTCTACTATCGCGTCCGCTGCAAGGCATCGCGCAACGGGCAACATCTGGGTGAGGGCCTGGGCTCGGCCAATTCTTGGGAGGGCAACTACCGTTACCGTTGGGTGAGTGAGGGAGACATCCCGCCAGGACAGAGGGCGGAAGATCTGCCTTATCGAGAGGTCGAGTATCGCTGTCTAGCCTGGCAGCTCCAGAAGGCCGAGACGACGGGCAAGTATGCCAAGCCCGTAGAATACTGGCGGATGTTTCATGAGGCACTCGCAGCAGGGAAGGCCAAGCAGTACACCGCACCGAATCGGTTCAATCCGAATGAGCAGGACGTCGGGTACATCGTTACCGACCGAGCGTACCGGATCAGCAATCCTGATCTGGCCTCTCAGGTCAACACGATTTTGAAGATGGCCGTAAAGAGAGCCTATGTGAGCTGCATCTTATCGGCTACAGCAGTGGGCGCGTTCTTCACGGTGGACTTCGAAGATCTGCCGGGGTTCGGCTGGAGCGAGAGTGAGGTTATCGATCACGTTGTAATGAGTCAGCACGAGGACAAGCCTGAAGAAACGAAGGCGGAATCAAAAGCAGAACCTAAGCAGGCAGAACCAAAGCAGGACAAGGACAAGCCGTGGCATCGGGACGCAGCGCAGTGGGCGGACTATCTCAAGCAGGGAAGCATCGCCTACAAGATCACCACGCAGCAGGTAGCTTCTGCGATAGACGCCACTCAGTTTGCGACGATGGCCGAGGCGCAGGCTGCGCTAGAGGAGGCTCTGATTCCTTCTCACTGGTCACAGGACCAGGATCAATTGGACGTGCTGATAGCAAATCTGGGAATGACCTATGACGAGGCGCCGGAGGAACTCATCAAGCTGGTTGATCTGACCAAGTACGAGGATTCTGACGCCGCGTTCGACGCGATAGGCGAGAAACTGGATGAGGCGCGATAGATAAGGGGAGCCTTCCGGCTCCCCTAGGAGGGTCATGATGCTAGTCGGTGATGCAGTGGTAGCTGGGAAGACCTTTCTTTATATGAAGCTCCGCGTAATGCAAAAAAAGTCCTATTTGCCTCTTGACATATAGACAAACATGTGTTATAATGTCCATAGAGTTGAGGGAGAGAGACAAGAGGGAGTATCCAAATGAACGCTAACACGATCACAAAAGCAGAACTGAGAATCGGCATGTTGGTACAATTCAAGGCAGACGTGGAGGGCATCGGCGAGATCGTAGAAATGCCCAACCGATACGATCCCAACACATTCGGGGTAAATTGTTCATACCATCCGCAAGCAAGAGCCGGCACGGTCTATACCTACAACGTTTTTTCCGCCAAGGTCGGCGACAAGTGGTTTTGGGTAGAATAGGCACACACGAGGAGGACACAATGAAATTCAGAGAATTATTGGACAGTCAGGAAGAAGTTACGATTTCGGACAGCGAGCTGATGGAGATGGCGTATTCGATTCAATATTATGACCCGGGAGTGGCCGGGTGTAGCCGTGAAGAGTGCGCTCGGATATACAAAGTTTTATGGCCGTTGAAAAAGCGAATCAAAGCGATAGAAACCAGGTTACGGGAAGAGGCAGAGGCGGCGTGGGATTCGGCAGACGATTCGGTACAATGCCCGCATTGCGGGTTATGGGTACAAAGAAACTCGCTGATGTCGGCATCAATGGGGCGCTGTTGTGTAAACTGTTACGATGATGCAAGCTGCTAGTAGCGGAGATAGACACGGGGGCCGCAAGGCCCCTATCATATCTAAGGAGGAGCAGAATGAAGCACGGCATGATCGAGATTATGGATGCCTATGATCGGGACCGAACCGTCTGGGTACCTCGCAACGAGCTGGGAGTGGTCGGCAAGGTCCGACCCTCCTCACGATGCCAGAAATGCCATGGAACGGGCCTCGTATACAGTGGCTCGGACCGCCCTGATGAGGAAGAGGCCGAGTGCGACTGTGTGATCGAGCGCCGTTTCGAGCTGAGAATGATGGCCCACGAGCAGTGGCTGAGGGACAATGCGCGACCGGCAGATTCTGGAAAAGCACAAGCAAGAAGGAGAATTCGCAGATGAGAGATCTACTGGAGGGGTTATGCCAGGAGTGATTTCAAGACGGATTCCATTCGATGGAATAGAGGCGCTGGTAGAGTGGTATTTCTGCGGAGCAGAGACGATCTGCTTCGCCCAGTGGAAAGTGCCGAGCGGCGGCGACATTCCGAATACGATCTTCGGAGCGGCCTATTGTCGCTTCGAAGAAGAATCGAATATCTATCAGGGCATGAAGATTTCCGCGCGTCGGATGACAGGCAACCTTTGGAGCAAGCATGATCGGCGGGTGTTTTACCAGAACATTCGGGAGCGCATCATGATCATGCAGCAAAGCCATATCAAGCCCGACGCCGCGACGAACGTGGTTGAGCAGCAGTGGCGTCCTCGGGGAGAGACATTTGTGCAGGTAGCTGATGTAGGCCGGCAAAAGGATTTCTGCGTGCGTTGGTACAAGAGCCCTCCTGTTACCTACTGTACGGTGACGGGCTGGCTATTTGATGGACCAGACCTCTCGATGGGAGTGAATAAGCGGGAGACAGATGAGATGACAGAGAGGCGCTGGGCGCTGCGCTTTGCGCTGGATATAGCCAAGCCAGCGGATGAACGGTTATGGGGAGAATCGGCGAGCGATCTTTACAGGGCGATTTACGAAGAGATGAAGGAGGAATCATGAAAGCCAGTGACTCGGAGATGATGGCATGTATAGCAGCTCTAGCGGTCCTGGTTATAGCAACGGCGCTGATAGCTGGTTCTGAGATGGCGCTGATTCTGAAGATCATTACCTTCCTGGCGGCTATGCTGGGACAGTTGTTTGCGATAGGCTCAGCCTATAAGGCTGGGAGAGAACGGTATGACTGAGATATTCATGGCGATTCTACCAGGCAGGCACAAGGCCTCGCGCTCCCAAAGCCCGAGCGATCTACAGAAACCTAAGGGGGCGGTGTGAAGTGGAAGTAGGTTTGGTTAGATACACGAAGGGAGGCGTAACGTGTTAGCATATCCAGAAAAGCCTAGGCGTATTTCCGTATGGCGCATGGCGTGGCAGACGGATCAGACGGAAGGTCACGGCTCTTGGTGGGATAGCAGGGGGTGGGTTCGGTGGATTGCCCAATGCTACAAAGGAGAAGAACCCAGGCGGCGCGTCTGGGTGGAGAGCGGGGACGGAACGAAAGAGGAGGTAGAGTGATGGGGTTCTGGGCAGCGCTAGTTGGACTTGGTGATAATGATACGGTGGAGGGGGGCGACGATACCTGGCACAGCGACGAGGAATTGGGGATCGAGCCAACCTACAAGGTGGGCTGGTGGCATGGCAGGAACCACGGCGTGAGTCAGGCGGATTTCGATGAGGCGGAAGCGAATCGTCTCCGCGATCTGCACCGAGCGAACGGCTACCATTCCGTCAAGCACCAGGTAGATGGTGGTGAGCGGCGGCGACGCTGGTTCGAGTAGACTGATGGGGGGCTTCGGTCCCCATCAGAAAGGGAGGACGCTGTAGCGGCGGAGAGGAGGAGTGCAGCATGGCAAAAAAAAGTGAGCTTGAAGACACACTGGACTTTCAGCTCAAGGCTGTTAGTTTGCCGTTTGTACGAGAGCATCGGTTTCACCCGACGCGACGCTGGCGATTTGACTTTGCCAACAAAGAACGCAAGTTGGCCATTGAGGTGCAGGGCGGGTTGTGGCTGAAAAAGGGCGGCCATACCAGCGGCAAGGGCGTCACGCGGGACATTGAAAAATACAATGAAGCACTGCGATTGGGCTGGATGATCTTGTACGCCACGGCGACCACGATCAAGAGCGGCGAAGCGCTGAGCTTGGTAAAGGAAATGTGGAAGCAGCGCGATGAGCAGAATTGAGACGGTTCCTAGGGCAATTATACGTCCGGACGTAGGTTTTAGAAGACAGCCTGAGAGGAGATACTGAATGGAATGTGCTCTATCAATAACATCTAAGGAGAACCGGATTATCGTTAGAGACTCTTGGGTAGGCGTGATGGGCGTGGGCATGGACGTAGAAGAGGCGATAGACGAATGGGCCAGACGATTCAAGCAGCGGGTCAGGTCCATGAGCAAGCAGACCTATCGAGAGGCGTCTCTAGAATGGCGGAAGCAGAATGAAATGGCCGGCTGGTATAAGGAGGCCTAAGTGTGGCTGATGGTGGATGAGCTACGAGCAGTGAATCTGGATAGCGCGGTAGAGGTTGTCATAGAAGAGGATTACGCTATAGTCCAGTTTGCGTATGACTATCTCATATTCGCTGAGGGCTCTATTGAATATGAGGAGGTGCGACGTTGGCTTTTGCTCCAGCAGAGACTCACCAAGAAAGGGATGAGCTCTTGGATGAAGAAAGTAGACGAGGCGCTATTCAATGATCTCATTCCGGCATGGATTCATCTAAAGGATTCTGGGCTGAAGGGGGCAGAACAAAACCGCCACGCCCTAACCGGCTACTTGCTGGGGAAGCAATCCAGTGTTACTAAAGAAAACGTGCCAGGCTGGACGGAAGCCGAGTGTGATGTGCTGCTCAAGTGGTCGCAGACCATCGACGAAAGCGGATCGCATGTACCGCATCCAGATGCGATGGCTGAAGCGGCCAAAGTGGTCAAGGCGTTTCTGGAAGAAAAGGGGCAGCAACAGTTGGTCTAGCAGAACAAAGGGGGAACGCGATGCTAGTCAAGATTTCAGATCATGAATGGCTGAATACTGATAATGTGCTTTTGGTCACAGAGATACGGCAAAAAGATTGTCCGTTAAATCTCGTCATTCATGGGATCGATGGAAGCGCAAGGAATTATTTGTCAAACACAAAGGCGACAGAGGGGATACATCGCTGGTTACGTTTGCAGCAGCGCATGTCTGCCGACGCGGATGCCTCCGATGCGGTCAAGGAGATAGACGGCTATCTCTTTGACGATGTCCTGGGCTCCTGGACAGGAGCTCATCAGTATGACCTGTCGCTCGCGAAATATATGCGCGGGCGGCTGGAGATGGCGTTGATTCTTTGCAATCAGTGGATCGCTGAAGAGGAGGCCACGAGGTGACGTACTATAAATGGTTATCGCCAGACGGGAAGTCGCCGTACGCAAAGTTCGCATGGCCTTTGCCGACAGAGCGATGGGTGGAGTGCCCGCTTTGCCACGGGCAGGGAGGAACAGAGGACAGCGCCTGGTGTGATCGCTGCGACGGCGACGGCGGCTGGGTAGAGTACGAACCTGGCGAGTGGACTGACTCCGTCGATGATTTAGTCGAGTGCGAAAAAGGGTATCACGGCAGCCTTGAAGAAATTGAGTCCCTCCTGGCGTACTGCTGTGAGGAGGGGGTTCTCTATGAGCTCGAGTTTAAGGGCGACGTAGAAGAGTACGGTGACAAAGTAAACGGGCATCAAGGCCGGTTGCCGCGCAAGGTCGGTGGCATGTCCGCGCGCAAGTGGCGGCTATTCGCCTCAGACTGTGCCGAGCGTGTGTTACCGATATTCGAGCGGGCATATCCAGATGATGCCCGGCCACGGAAAGCAATAGAGGTAGCGCGGCGCTACGCCAATGGACATGCGACACAAGAAGAGCTTGCCGCCGTATGGGACGCCGCAAGGGCCGCGGCAAGGGACGCGGCAAGGGACGCGGCAAGGGACGCGGCAAGGGCCGCGGCAAGGGCCGCGGCAAGGGACGCGGCATGGGACGCCGCAAGGGCCGCGGCAAGGGACGCGGCAAGGGCCGTGGAATGGGCCGCGGCAAGGGACGCGGCAAGGGACGCGGCAAGGGCCGCGGCAAGGGGCGTGGCAAGGGCCGCGGCAAGGGACGCGGCATGGGACGCGGCAAGGGACGCGGCAAGGGACGCGGCAAGGGACGCGGCAAGGGACGCGGCATGGGACGCGGCAAAGGCATGGCAGTTGAAGCGGCTGTTCGATTATCTAACAGAGGAGGAGCAAAATGAGTAGGATCATTTGGGGCGTACTAACAATTGGAGCGATGATCTTGGTGGTGTTTCTCCTGTTAATACTAGCTCCCGCCAGTCACGCGCAGGGTGTGGCCACCATGGAGTGGCAAGGGCCTGCTGGTGGCAGTGGTGGGGGTGGCGCAATCACGACAATCGGCACGGGCCTACTCGCGGCGAAGGGACTCACAAGCCCATACGCTCAGATGAACGCGCGCGCCCGCTTGCGAATGGCAACTCAAGCGACCGCCGTGGTACAACGCCCCGAGACATTGAGCCCAGACAGTCACGCTGTAGTCAAGCACGGCCAGGATGCGGTGGGGGCTTGGGCGGATACGGCATCCACCAGTGACCCGCACGTACACGAGGCCCGATGCGCCGACGGGCGCATTCGCCGGTGGAACGACGTGAACAACGCGTTTTCCGTGATGGGCCCGGACGGATCGCCCATCACGTCGTTCTACTATGGCAATTCCCACTCATTGAATCGCGCGCTAACGCGCGACGGCTGCGTGACGCCGACGCGGGAGGCGTGGCGTAAATCTGCTGGCCATGACAATGTTCGGCAAATACCTGGTAGGCCGTATGTCGTAACGACGACAGAGGCTGGCCCAGTGGCCACCGGTACGCGGACGCCGTACCAAAAGATGGTGGCTGAGGCGCAAGCCAAGCGCTTGGCGGCAAGCCAAGCGAGGAGCGAGAAATGAACACAGAGCTAGATCAGATATTCGCCCTGGTGGGCAAGAAGATACGTTACTCAGAGAGCCTTTCTCGGGTATTGTTTGGACCGACAGGAATGGGAAAAGTAGACGCTGTGCTGATGGTGATAGGTTGCGTAAAGCCCGGATTTGAGATCGAGATGATCAACCAGAGTCAGAGCATGACATGGTTTGGGAATACATTGGAAGAGGTGGTGAGCCGCTGCTTGGCGGACATGGAGGAGATTAGATGAGTATTTGGTTGCGGCAAGTGTTCTGTCGGCATCGCTGGGAAGATCGCGTGTGCCAATTCGTCAAGCCGTTGGGCTCGTGGGTCGCTAATCAGGAATGCGTCAAGTGCGGGAAGGTGAGGCGCCGCATCGTATGGCCATAGGGAATGGCAGAGATAGCCGCTCACAGTTTAGGCCAGTGCGACTCTGGCCAGCGGCTTTTGTGGGGGGCAGCAGAGCGCACGGTGCGCTCGACCGCCACGGCGACTAGGGCGAAAAGGATGGCTTGGGCTCGGAGCCCAGAGCCCGGAGATCGAGACCGATAACAGAGACAGCGGGGCACACGGTGGGCCGGGTGGCGAGCAACGTACAAAGCCCGGCCCATTCCCAAGAGGGAGGAAACATGGGCGATAGAACGGTGAGCATACCAACGCCGGTTTCCAATGAGGAAGCCGAGCAGGGTCAGAAAGAGTGGGACAATTATTATGCGGAATTGCGCAGGGCCGAATATGAGGCCAACGGTGGTGGATGTGTGATGACGATTCTGCCCTTTGTATTGGTGGCCATTGGATATGTGGGTAGTATGCTAGGGAGGGCCATATGAATGCGCTAGAAGAGCTGAGAGAATGTCCGTTTTGTGGGAAGAAGGCGTACTACTCGGCCTGGGAACCAGGCCAGGTCACGACGGGATGGCGAGTAGCTTGCAGTGAGTGTCCAGTAATAACGATGCCATGGCGATCAAAGGAGGCGGCAGCGGACGGCTGGAATGCTCGCGCCTATGACGCCGAGATAGAGGAGCTGAGTAGCCGCCTGTCAGAGATAGAGCCGCTGCTGAGCCTTGCCATTGGCCACATTGTCACTGGCGAGCCGGTAGGGGATGATCTTGATCGGCTGGTTGTGCGATCTGAGTTGGCATTGGGTATGTCGATCAAGCCGAAGGGGGCGTGATATGTTCGCGCTGATTGGCGCATTGGCCTCTTTGGTCTCTGCCCTTGTGGGCATTTTCAACCTTTTTGCCGGGGCGACGCTTGAGGACCTTGTAGATTATGACCAGACGGATGCGGACTATGACTATTCCGATTACTGACAAATTGACCACCGCCGAGCGGATCGTGGCGGACCTGGCGCTGGCGCTAACTTGCGACGGGTGGTGCTCTGATTGTGAGCATTGGGAACGAGATCAGAGCGGAGCGCAGGTTGTGGACTGCCCGCGGCGTCGAGCGGTAGAGTATATGGAGGCACGAGATGAGGAGACAGACCCGGCTGAGACTGGCAGCCCTGGAGAGGGATGATAACTGCTGTATTGACTGTGGGGCTTATTCGCAGGAGGTTCATCACATAGTAGGTCGAGGGCATCGCGGAGCCTGGTGCATCGAGAATCTTGTCACGCTCTGTACCGCCTGTCACAGAGAGGCGCACAATCGAGCAGCCAGAGAGCGCCATATAGACATCCTGCGGAGTCGCTACGGCTATGTTTATCAAGGTGAATTATGGGAAGGCGTCATTATGAACCAAGACATATAGCCCAGAATATGCTATAATGAGTCAGGAGGGATTATGCCAAAACAAGTAGACCATATCGGTGATCTCAAGCCGGATCCAACGAACCCACGAATTCACAGCCCCAGAAATATCGGTATGATCTCGGACTCACTACGCAAAGTGGGTGCAGCCAGGTCAATCGTTATTGATGAGAACGACGTCATCCTAGCTGGGAATGGCGTTATAGACGCGGCGGCTGAGGCAGGGATCGAGAAGGTGCGCGTGATCGAGGCAGACGGGGATGAGATCATCGCAGTACGGCGGACGGGCCTGACCGATGAACAGAAACAGATATTGAGTTACTTCGACAATCGCACGGCGGAGCTGGCTTCCTGGGATGCCCAGCAGATTGTAGCCGACCTCGATGCAAAGCTTGATCTTTCTGGAATGTTCTATGAGGAGGAACTATTGGGCATCTTGGATAAGGCCGCTTCCGCGGCGCCTGACTTGGATGATCTAGCAACACAGTATGGAGAGCCCCAGGAGCGCGACTTCTGGCCCTTTATCCGCATCCAGGTCTCTCCGGACACCTTGGATTATTTCTATTCTCTTATGGAGAAGGCGCCGGGCGTGGACGGGGCGGCCAAGGTACAGACGCTTCTGGAGGCGGTCGATGTTTCTCTATTTGACACTGGGCTATCCTGAGGCCTGGGGGGGGGCAGGGCGACTAGTGAATTCGCTAAGGGCTCACGCGGGGATATATTTGGCAAGCTGGCCCGAAGGGCACGGGGAGAGCAAGAATCCTGAGTCTCGCTTCGTAAGCGGGACTCAGCAATGGGAAGGATTTGAAAAAATGGCCAAGATCCATTTGGCAGATAGCGATCCACAGCACCACGGCTGGGCAAGCCGTGGTGCTGTACGAAATGGACTACGCCTTCGTATCTTGCTATCTTACTGGTACTACAAGGACACCGATCTGGACCAATTATTCGCCAAGTATTTTACAGAGCCCTATCCAGACGTATTCGCTGATTCGGGGGCTTTCTCTGCTATGACACAAGGCGTCACGATAACAATTCCCAAGTATGTAGAATGGATCAAGCGATGGAAGCACTTATTCTCGAGCTATGCGAATCTGGACGTCATCAAAGACGCAGAAGCAACCTGGCGAAACCAGCAAATCATGGAAGATATGGGCACGACGCCCTTGCCCTGCTTTCATGTTCTCGAAGAATGGTTATGGTTGGAGCATTATATAGAACGGTATCCCTATATTGCTTTGGGCGTTGCAGGGATGCAGGCCCGACGTGATGAGATCATGGCTTGGATCACCAAGTGCTATCAGATTGCCAAGGGAGAGAGCGTGTTTCATGGCTTTGGGCTTACCTCCTGGAACGTGATGAAGAGCTTTCCCTGGTACTCGGTAGACTCGTCCTCTTGGGGCTCAGGATTTCGATACGGGAGGGTGCCCTTATTCGATGAGAAGCGAGGGCGATTTGTACAGGTAGGGCTGGGGGACGTCAAAAGTGGAGTAAAGCATTCGGCCCTCATTCGATCGTTAGGATTCGAACCAATGGATTTCATAGACCGAGAACGCAACGAAAGGGCGAAGATCTGCGCAATCTCGGCATTATCTTATATGCTAGCAGAACGATGGTTGAGAAAACGACATGGCGAGGTAAGGATTCCAGGACGCGAAGATGAGCCTTCGGGATTGAAGGCTCATCTAGTCACGGGGGCGGATGGAGATGGTACAGGAAGTTCTCGTGGAGGTAATATGAGCGTCGCGGCCCTGGCACAGGCAGGCGTGGGACCACGCCTGCATTTAGCCGACACCTCAAACGGGATCAATTGGAGTGATGCGGATAGAGGAATGAAGTTATTCCTCGTAGATACCACTGACAAGCCTCCCAATGTAGCCTTGGCGATAGGAGAGTTACAAGGTGAGTAAAAAGATTGTCTATAAAGTAGAGCCAGGAATGGACGTGCGCGAGATATTGGCAACGACTTACCAGATGCGCAACTTCTATCGCCAATTCGGGGACGGCTTCTTCTCAGCCCTCGATGTGATGAATTATATACAGCATGAGCAGATTATCCGTTGGGCCAAGAAGGGCACGGCTTTGCTCGATGTCTGCTGTGGGCGCGGCCTCTTGCTCCCTCTCTTGCGCTACCAACGAAAAGACTTGGGGAGTTATACGGGCGTAGACATTGCGCCAAAGAACGCCAAGTTCCTAGAGAAGCGAGTGACGGATGGCAAGCCCATAAAGGATGATTACTACCCATTCCCGGTGAGATTCATAGAGTCAAACGTAGCACAGATGGCTGTTAGTCTGCTCCCCCAACGATTTGACCTCCTTGTCTATACCAGTTCCATCGAGCATATGCACCGTGATCTGGGCATGGCCTCTCTGAGAGAATGTCGTGCGGTTAGCAAGGACGGGGCTATGTTATACCTTACTTGCCCCAATACGCCCGAAGGCCAAGACGGTTATGATACCCAGTATGCTGCCCACGTCTACGAATGGAAGCGCAGCGAATTGGTTACCGGACTCACTGAGGCGGGATTCGAGATCAAGGCCGAATACGGGCTTTTGCATAACGCGAAGGTTTTGCGCGAAGAGCTAGAAAAGGTCGGCCTGGACACATTATACGAACGATGCTCGACCTTCATTCCCTCCAAGTGGCTAGGGCCTATGCTCAGCCCATTATTTCCAAAGTCAGCAAAGGAGATAGGATTCATATGTCAGACAATATAAAGACGATCGCCAACGATAGTTGCGTAGATTTGATCGAGTATACGCCGCCGTTCTCGACACTCTGCTCTATAGGAAAACGGCCCTTCTGGGGAGTCCTAGATATTACCTACCGACCAGGGGACACGCTGTTAGAGTTCGAGTCTTTCGAGGATTGGCTCAACGGGCTAGCTACCGAAGCCATGACCGTAGAAGATATGGCCCGTCGCGTTTTCGATGTGTTGTCGAAGGCGCTTGGTGACATTCCGTTGCGCGTGACTGCACGGGCACGGACAACCGTACATGCGCCGGTGAGCGCAACTATCGAAAGAGGTATGACATGAAGAAAGCGACTATCTGGACCATCATAGTCCTAGTGGGGGGCTATGTGATCTGTCAGGCTATTGCAGACATCGGAGCGACGAAGCTCGTGTTCTACCGAGGGATCACCTTCCCTGCGGGCACCTTCGTCTTTGCCCTGACTTTCACGCTACGAGACTTGCTTCACAAGAGACTGGGGAAAGAATGGGCGCGCGCAGTGATCATCATGTGCGGTATTTTCAATGTGGTCCAAGCAGGCTATCTGGCATGGGTAGCGAATATGCCTTTCCCTCCTTTCTTTGCCCTCGGGGAGCAATGGGGACAGGTCTTCGCGATCGTCCCGGCAGTCACGGCAGGAAGCATCATCTCTGAGGTGATTAGCCAATTGGTAGACACTGAGGTCTACCATGTGTTCAAGGATCGAGGGCCGCAATGGGTCGCCGTACTGTTATCAAACGCGATCAGTCTACCGCTTGATTCGTTTCTATTCGGGGTTCTGGCATTTGTTCTGCTCCCTCCGATCCTAGGAGGAGAACCCATACCTTTCTTGGCGGCCATGAGTATCGTGGCAGGACAAATCCTCTGGAAGGCTGTCGTAACCATCGTTAGCCTACCAACGATCTATCTGGTCAAGGATAAGCCCATTTTGTAAATATATAGGAGGGACGGGCCTCCTATAAAGGACTCCCATATATATGTCCGTACGAGCGATAGATAGACGATGGTCACCTAATATGCACGAGGTACGCAGGCAGCGCATAGCGTCGCTGCTGATTCGTGGTCTCAAGACGCATGAGATTGTGACGGCACTATCTCAGGAGACACGAGCGGGCCGCGACGGATACCAAGAACCAAATCCATCCTATACCGTGAACCCAAGGACAGGCAATCCTTATGATAGGAAGACCATCGAGCGTGACATCGAAGAACTAAAGGGAGAATGGCGGGATCAGTCGGCTGAGAAGATTAAAGAGTACTACGGCCACATGCTCGCCACCGCCTTCGAGGTTCAGCGGGCAGCCTGGGCGAAAGGCGACCTGGATATGGTGCTAGAAGCGAACGGGGAGATTCGCGACATTGTAGGCGAGCCAACCAAGATGGAGAGCTTCAACGTCAACGTAGACTATGCGAGTCTATCAGATGCTCAGATCATTGCCCTGCGAGAAGGGATCAGGATAGGGAAATTAGCATCAGAGATTATGGCTGACGAGAACTGGCCTGAATGAATGCCCTAGCTGAGATGGAGCTAGTGCTCATAGATCGCGAGATTGACCGGCGCAAAGAGGCTGGCACATTCCAGGAACCCAAGACGCCTTTCCAGGAGTTTGGGGAGAAATACTACGACGACCCAGCGGGCTTCTTTCGCGATTGTATTATCTGGCCTGAAGAGAACAGCCAGCAAGGGGCGACGGATTATCAGCTAGAGATCGTCAGCAGTCTGATTACTGAGAGCCGCGTATCAGCAAGAGGGATTCATGGACTCGGCAAGACGAGAATCGCAGCAGGGGTTATTCATTGGTTCGCCTTGACACGAGACGCACTCGGGCTCGACTGGAAGGCGCTTACGACGGCCACCGCCTGGGCGCAGCTCGTCCTCTTTCTATGGCCGGAGATCCATCTGGTAGCAAGGAATCTCAACTGGGATATTATTGCGCGCCCACAGCCCTACCGGATCGGCAAGGAACTGCTGAATCAGCGGCTGAACCTGAAGCATGGGTACGCAGCGGCGTTGACTAGTTCGGACCATCACCGCATGGAGGGCGGTCACGCGAAGGAAGTGCTGGTCATCTTTGATGAGGCCAAGGCCATCCCGGATCCGATGTGGGATGCGATGGAAGGAGTCTTCTCTCAGGCTGGCGTAGGGATGGATAGGCGAGCGTTCGTGTTGGCAATCAGTACGCCAGGCGATCCAGTGGGCAGATTCTACCAGATCCACAGTCAGCAAAGAGGTTACACCGACTGGTGGGTACGCCACGTTACCAAGGAAGAGGCGGTCGCGGCGGGGCGAGTGGCTCAGGAATGGATCGATCAAAGGCGCGAGCAATGGGGCGAAGAGAGTGCCGAGTTTCAAAATCGCGTCGAGGGCCAGTTCTCAGAAGGTAGCGTTCATGGCCTGATGACCCTGCGCTGGATTACCAGGAGCAATGAGTTACATGCAGAATGGGAGGCACGAGGCCGGACGCGGGACCATGGCTCGGCTAGTGTGATGACGCACATAGGCATAGACGTGGGCGGCGGGCTGGCTGGGAATGATAGCTCGACGATTGCCTTTATCTATGATGGGCATATCGTTGGAGACCTAGAAGTGATCAAACACGCGGAAGACCCGAACATCGCCACGATGGAGCTTGCCGCCTATGTGCTGGCTCAGTGGCGGAAGAATCCACAGGCGACGGTGAGCGTTGACGGCATCGGTATTGGCGCAGGTATCCTGCACTGGTTGAGGACGCAGGGCTGTCCGGCGATTGCTTTTATGGCAGGGAATCGCACAGAGCTTATGGACGAAGCGGGCATATTTGGGTTCACGAATTGGCGCTCTGCCGCCTGGTTTGGGCTGGCCGACTTTTTGAGCGGCAAAGGGGACATCGGACTCTGGATTCCACAGAACGAAGAGTTACAGATGGAGCTACTAGCAATGAGGAGTGCCGGCGTCAACCTTCGCAATCAGAAGAGCGTAATTGCCAAGGAGGACGTAAGGTCGGACATAGGCCGCTCGACTGACCTGAGCGATAGCATCCTTCATGGTGTGTTTGGGCCTATTCTACTGAACGCAGAACAAGCCGCGGCGCCGAGGTCGAATATGCGTCAAAGCCAATATCGGATTGGAGACTATTAAGATGGCGAAGCTCACGTTCCATATCCAAAAGCCGGGCATCGAGCCCTGGCTCAAGACGGAGATCGTTCGGTCACGAGTCAACCTTCTAAAGATCATGCATCCCGACCTCTACGATGGGCCACCGCTGGGAGGGATGACCTACATCGGGCGGCTCTGGTTCGGGCAAGGCGAGCCTGACAAGCAGTTGATCTACAAGGGCAAGCAGGGAGCGGATGAGTGGATGGCGATGGCCGAACCGAAGCTAGCAAAGTGCCGATGGTGCCAGATCATCGAAGGGCCGAATGAGCCATACATTGTCACAGAAGAAGAGGCCAATGCTCTTGCGCAATTCGAGAGGTGGCGGACGTACTACCTGAACCAGATAGGACACCAGACGCTCTCCTATTGCTTCAGCGTGGGCAATCCCGAACTGAACCTCTGGCCTATTCTAGGACAAGGGATCGGCGACTACCTGGGCCTGCACGAGTACGGCTATAAGACGATGAACTGGGATACCTACTGGCTGGGCAGATACCGCAGGGTATTGGAGATTCTCGCTCAGTCTGGATACGCAGAGCCTCGCATCATCATCAGCGAGACCGGCATCGACGAGAACGGCAACCCAGAGACAAGCGGTTGGCGCTACCAGCTCAAGGGCGACGAGGCAGAGTATGTGCGCCAGTTACAGGAGACATCAGAGAAGTGGGATAAGGACGAGGCCATTATAGCCGCAACGCCTTTCACCTGGCAGGACGAGACCTGGCCGAGCTTTGCCCATAACGAATCTGTGACCAAGCGAATAGTCGATTGGCTGGCAAGCTCGCCAGCGGACATCGGTAAGGTCATGGCTGAGATTGGGCAGCAGCACATCATCCCTCTCAATTATAATGCGGCATTGCTCAAGGCAGGGACGGCCAGAGGATATTCACCGGTCTCGCCTGAATATCAGCAAGAGATCGGCGGCATTCAGTACGTCGGGCAGATGTTCATCGAGCCGGGGAACGAAGAGATTCAGTGGTGTGCCTACTGCGCCTGCGGAGATTGGGGGAATGTGATATGGACGGCACGAGCCAACTAGACGCCTACATCGCTGAGATCAAGAGGCGAGGATTCAGGGGGGAGATCATGGTCAAGCAGGCTTGTGAGACGATAAGAACGAGCTACTATGAATCGACCATCCGTTGCGTCAACCATACGGAGGGGTGTGCGGCGACGCTGATCGTCTGCGGGGAGAACCTGCTGGATCAGCGGTCTAATCATGCGGATTGTGCTGAGGCTTGCGGCTGGCGCTGGATACTCAGCGAGGATACTTATGGCGCGATGTGCCCTGACTGCGCTGAGGGGGGGAGTAATGGCTAGTCCGCTGGAGCAGTGGGGAGCTGAGTACGAAAAGCAGCATCCGAACGGGCCAAAGCTACAGCGACGGGCAGCGTGTATCTGCGAGCGCGACTTGGCGAAGGAGATCACGATGCAGGTGGTGGTTCACGTCAAGCGCGACTGGCGCGTCCGGCTAGGCATATGGCTACTCAAGGTCGGGTGTTGGGTGTCCGGCATGGGAATAGAGGTGGAAGATGAATAGACGCGGATTTCTGAGGTCGGTAGTGCTAGCGGTAGCAGCCGCGGCCATGCCGAAGAGGGCCTTTGTGCGCGACGTAGAAGAGCCTCTCGTTGCTCATGGCTCACCTTTGATACTAGACGATCTGGGTATGGACATACCTTTGATAGTAGACGATCTGGGTATGGACAGAGATTCGTACTTCGCTCAGTTGGAGGAGACGGGCGAGAAGATAACTCGTTACCTGGCCGAGATCGGGGCGGATGATCCCGACTCCTGTTTCTACGTCTCTCCTGGAAAGGGTAACGGGAACGGCTACTCGGCAGACACACCGCTTGGTAGCCTGGAAGAAGCCTTAGCCAAGTGCCGGGATGAGACAGACACTATCTATATCATTGGGGGGAAGGCATGAGTCGTCTGAGTGAGTGGTGGGCAGAGAAGCGTCCCGTTGTCCAGACGGCATCGGAGGTAACGACGCTAAGGGCCAAGGCAGCAGGCTACGAAGCGGCCTATCGGAAAGCACCCTGGCATATGACGTCACAACATCTGTTGAGCGAGCTTGATCCGCGTATGATCTCATGGCTACAGAGGCTCCAACAGAATGAGGTCATCGTCAGCCCGTTCGGGAGTACCGCTGGGCCGAATGAGAAGGATCGATTGAGGATCGTTCAATGGGCACGGTGGTGGGCAGTGTATGATCCGCTCATCTCGGCCATGACCAAACTGTGGACGGCCTATGGATTCGGGCAAGAGGTCTCACTGAAGGCGGAAGAGCAAGAGCAGGAGATATGGGACGCCTTCTGGACGAGCAAGGCGAACCGGCGCATTCTGGGCGACCGGCATATTCGCAAGCTCTCGAACAGCCTCCTGACAGATGGCGAGCTATTCCTGGTCATCTGGAAGAAGAAGGTCAACGGCGAATGCTCGATTAGGACGATCAAGACAGAAGAGATTACTGAGATTATCTCGATGGAAGGCGACAAGGATCAGCCGCTCTACTACAAGCGCGAGTGGATGGAAGACCGAGGCAACGGGCCGAAGCAGCAGACCCGCTACTATCCTGACTGGCTAGCAGGCCCAGATAACCTCGCCAAGGTCAAGTTGCCGCCTAGTGCTGATAGAGCGGATCAGAATGCCGAGCTGGTGCCGGTGGTCATTCACGTTTCCCTCTATGGGATGGATGGCCGAGGCTGGCCGCTCTGTACCGCTTCTGAGCCCTGGGCCAAAGCATACAAGCAGTTTGCCACTGACCGTGCAGCAGTGGCTCGCAATGTGGCCTCAGTCATTGAGGAGTATGAGGTCAAGGGTGGGCCGCGCATGGTCGATATGCTGAAGAGCCAGCTACAGAGCGGCTTGAATACGGTCGGCCAGAATTATGAGGATAACCCGCCTCCAGGCGCAGGAAGTTACCGCGTCCAGAATGAGGCCGTCAATACCAGGCGGCTGCCGATGTCCACTGGGGCGAGTGATGCTGCACAAGACAGTATGATGCTGATTGGACAAGCGGCGACGGGAACACAGTCGCCTGCCTTCATGTTAGGCAGGACGGACATGGCCCAGAATCGCGCCATCGCTGAGGTCGCCATGAGACCTACTCTTCGAGCGTGGGGTGAATATCAGAACCTATGGCGGTCTGTGTTCGAGGACATCTTTACAATCGTGATGGATGCGGCAGTCGAGCAGGGTCAAATTCCAGAGGACTACAACAGAGAGATCATCGTCAGCCTTGGCTCGGTGGTCGATGTGGACTTTGACGTGATGGTGGCGGCGTTGGGCACATTCTGGGATACGGGGATGATCGATCAGAAGGTGCTGACGACAATCGCACTGCAGCAGCCTCAGCTTGGCCTGACCTCGGATATCATCACAGCGACAATTGAGCAGATGTATCCAGAGGGCGAGGAAGAGGAATCAGAAGAGGCGCCGGAAGAGGAAGAGACGGAAGAAGGGCTAGAGGATGAATTGCGGGCACTACGGGCGCTGGTAGAGCTGACCTACGTGGGGGGCGCTCGATGAATGAGGCATTTAAGGTCGTCATCAAGGAGTTTGAGGAAGGCGGGGAGCTATCCGCTGGTCAGGTAATCTATCTCTGCTGGGACGCTTATGTGAACGGACAGAGAACCAGGCAGGTCGTCTTTGACGAGATGACTGGCTGGGAGCTAGAACGCTGGACGCTGAACCAGAAGGAGATCGAGCGCCGAGTGCTTCTAATGGCAGAGGTGGAGGGTAAGATCAAGGAGCGGGCGCAGTACCTGCGCAAGCTGTTCAGAGAAGCGTATGATGCTGGGCGAGGAGAAGGATGTCTCCTGCTATCCGTTGATTCGCTGGAGGAGTCTGAGCAGGGCGCTCGGGAGAGATTCGGGCGCGACCTACGCCAGGTAGCAAGAGGTCTCTGGCAGGACGTGTTTACGATCAAGGAATTTTTCGACGGGATGCACGACGTATTGGAGACCGGATTGCGCCGAGCTTTTCTGATGGGCCTGACAAAGTGCGGCATTACCAAAGAGGACATGACCGACGTCGAGCGGAACGAGATGCGGAACTTTATTGCCTCTCAGTATGTCTACATCGTCGGATTCGGCGAGTGGATTCTGGAACGGACCAGGGACAAAGGCGGCACGTGGGGAGCGGTCGCTGGACGCTTACGAATGTGGGAGGCCCGGTGGATCGAGGCGTTCGATTTGGGCATGACCTACGGGTGCCGTGACCAAAAGGCCGTGTGGACTTTAGGCGAGGCTGAGCATTGTGCCTCGTGTTTGAAGCTACACGGCAAGGTCAAGCGCATGAGCTACTGGCACGAGAAAGGCATCCTGCCGCAGGTGCCTGGATGTGACTATCTTGAATGCCACGGCTGGGCTTGCGCCTGTACGCTTCAGCTCACTAAGGAACCTTGTTCTAAAGGCCCTTTGCCTAGACTACCATAAGGAGGACGAATGATCGTAGCAGTCATGTTCCCGACCATTAAGCAGTGTTACGTAGTGCGAGGCTGGGCGACACCGCCAAACTCTGACGGCTATAGCCAGTTCGACATCGATGGGATCAAGGAACTCTCAGACAGAACCTACGTGATCGAGCAGGCTACTGAAGAGATGCAGATCAGCGCAGACCTACCGCGCATCGTTTACAAGAGTGCCCGACTACCGAGGGATCTACCTGAGCAGCTCGTCGATGTGGTAGAATGTCCGCACTGTGGCGGAAGCCATGAGCAGTTAGCCGCACAGCCGCTGAGAACGATGCTCCCAGGATTCCCGCCTCAAGCTGAGGCGTATTGTCCCAAGACGGCCCAGAAGCTATTCGTCTATATGAGGATAGAATTGGAGGACGATGAGACCACATAATGAGGAAGGGGACTGGCAAAATCTGCTACATCGTCTCCAGAGAGTAGCAGAGACGCAGAGAGGCAATGGGTTCGTCATTATGAAGGTGACACTCGTTCTGATGGACGGCAACCTGCGCATGTGGCAGACTCCCGAGGTCAAGCGGTTCGAGCCCAAAGGGGGCGGGTACGAGCTACTTGGACATTTGCTTGACGATACCCTTGACAATGAGGGCGATCCGTGATACTATAGAGGCGAGGCGGGACCGGTTTCAATATTCTAGTTGAGGCTTCTGCTTCGTTTCTCACTACAATCGAAGACCCGCCCATCTAAACGGGCTGACACAGAAATGTGTCGGTCCGTTTTTTGTTATTCAAAGGGGGAGCGAATGGGGTTCATACCAGGAGTTGTACCCGTCAGTGTACAGCGAGCAAGTGCGGTACTGGCAGCGGCTGGAGCATGGGACACAGATCCGGAAGAGGTCATTACGCCAGGCTGTAGCCATGTTACGGTCCTATGTCGCTACGTCAGGGGTGGCGCAGCGGGCGCCTTTGACATTCGGATCGAAGTAAGCGAGTACAGCACGGATGCGGGGACGCTGGGCGTAGGCATTTGGCATGACGTCTCCATCGAGCAATTGGGCGCATTTGCCGCCGGAGCTGACGTGGCGAGCGATCTACAACGATCAGGTCATATTACATACACAGCAACGGGAGCAGCCGCAGAATCGGTTGCCTACGAGCTGCAATTATCAGGCATTGAGAGGATACGCATCGGCGCCCGAGAGAGCGGCAACGTAGGGGCTCCTGGGACGTTAGAGATCGTCTGCTCATTGACACCTGCTGACGGCAACGGATGGGGGCAAGCATAATGCCTAGAATCACTCAGGTCGTTTCTAATGTCGCCGCATTCCTCGCAGGGATTTTGCCTGCATCGTTGGGCCAGAAGACAATGGCCAACTCATTTGCTGTTACCATTGCCAGCGACCAGGGCGATTTGCCGGTGGCAGTTACTGATCCTTGGGATACCGTCGTCACGGCAGATGTAACGGCAGACGACAGCGACAAAACGATCGCTGTAACGGCTTCCAAGGTTTGGCAATTATTGTCGATACAGGTGTCATTGGCGACGACGGCGGCTGTCGGAGATCGTCAGATGACG